ACAAAGGTAAAAGCAAATGTTCCAATCTGAGCATCTGCAGGAAAAGTGGGCACCACTTCTGAACTATGAGGGTCTTGACCCAATCAAAGATTCGCACAGAAGAGCTGTAACCGCCGTCCTGCTCGAAAACCAAGAAAAGTTTTTAAGAGAAGAGCAATCTTTCTCTAACGGATTCTTGACTGAATCCCCAACCAACCAAGCTGGAACTGGTGGATTCACCGGTTCTGCTGCTGCTGGTGGTCCTGTAGCTGGTTTCGATCCAGTTCTGATCTCTCTGATCCGTCGTTCAATGCCTAACCTGGTCGCTTATGACCTCGCAGGCGTTCAACCAATGAGCGGTCCTACTGGACTAATCTTCGCAATGCGTTCACGCTACAACAATCAGAGTGGTGCAGAGACATTCTACAATGAAGTAAATACTGCATTCTCTGGTCAGAGTGCTTCTCTGAACAATGTTTCAGGTATGACTGATCCTGCAGCTGGTATGGGTACTACCGCACAGGCAGGATCCAACCCAGGTCTGCTCAACCCAACCGCAAGCGCAAGCGAGACTGCTTATAACGTTGGTCAGGCAATGACCACTGGCGATGCAGAAGGTCTAGGCGACGGTTCTGGACAGTTCAACGAAATGGCTTTCTCAATCGAGAAAGTTCTGGTTGAAGCAAAGTCCCGTGCTCTGAAAGCTGAGTACAGCCTTGAGCTTGCACAAGACCTGAAAGCAATCCACGGTCTAAATGCTGAAGCGGAACTCGCAAATATTCTCTCCACTGAGATTCTTTCCGAGATCAACCGTGAAGTTATCAGAACCATCTACAAGGTTGCTGAACAGGGTGCTGTAACTAACGTTGCAACTCAGGGTGTATTTGACCTCGATATCGATTCCAACGGTCGTTGGTCGGTTGAAAAGTTCAAGGGTCTTCTGTTCCAAATCGAGCGCGACGCTAACGCAATCGCACAAAGAACTCGTAGAGGAAAGGGTAACGTTATCATGTGTTCTGCTGACGTTGCTTCTGCTCTGAGCATGGCTGGTGTTCTCGATTACACCCCTGCTTTGAATGCAAACCTGAACGTCGATGACACTGGTAACACCTTCGCTGGTGTTCTGCTCGGTAAGTTCCGTGTATATATCGACCCATATGCTGCTAACGTATCTGCTAACCAGTACTACGTTGTAGGTTATAAGGGTTCTTCCCCTTATGATGCAGGTCTGTTCTATTGCCCATACGTTCCTCTCCAAATGGTTCGTGCCGTTGGTCAGGACACCTTCCAGCCAAAAATTGGATTCAAGACTCGTTATGGTCTTGTTGCTAACCCATTTGCTGAAGGTCTCGATCAAGGTCTGGGTCGTCTTAAGACCAATTCTAACCGTTACTACAGAAGAGTACAGGTTAAGAACCTTATGTGATTTTATTCACATATTTTCAGAGGGTCCAAAAGGACCCTCTTTTTTTATGAAAATCAAATAAATACTTATAAAAAATATGACTAGAAATATATACGATAAACAGATAGAGAATAGAAATTTTCTATCTCCTGTAGGATTTATATTTACATTGACTAGATCTCCAAAGATTGCATTTTTTCTGAACAGTGCAAATATACCAGATATAACTTTGGGCATAGCAGAGCAACCAAATTACCTTAGAACTCTTCCACAACCTGGAGATAAGATGGAATTTGGGGATTTGAACTTAAGATTTATTGTTGATGAAAATTTAGAAAATTACATGGAAATCCAAAATTGGATGCGAGGACTTGGATTTCCAGAATCTTTAAGTGAAATTTATAAATTACAAAGATCTCCAGGAAATACTTCAGTTAATAATGAAATAAATGAAATGCTATCCGTTTATTCTGATGGTACGTTGCAAGTTTTAAATAGCAATCAAAATTTCAATTTTAATGTAGTTTTTAAAGATATGTTCCCATATTCTCTCTCTTCACTGGAGTTTGATGCGACGGATGAAGATATTGAATACTTTACAGCAGAAGTCTCATTCAAGTATACTATGTATAATATAGTAGATAAACGAGGAAAACCATTGTGAGTATAGATTTGGATACTATCCAAAAAATGTGGGAACAAGATTCTAAAATGGATATGGATAATTTACACGTAGAATCTTTAAATATACCAATTCTTCATGCAAAATATTATAATCTTTATAATGAACTTCTTTTATTAAGAAAAAGAGCAGATCAACAAAAAAGAAATATTAGACACGAAAGATACGAATATTACTCTGGAAAAGCGGATCCAGAAGTATATCAGGAAGATCCATTTCCTAAAAAAATAAGAGATAAAGATACTTTACAAAAATATCTAGATGCGGATGAAAGGTTATCTCAATCTTCATTAAAAGTAGAATATTATGATGTTATGCTTTCATATATTGAAAACATTTTGAAGATGATTCATAATAGAACTTATCAAATTAAGAACAGTATTGAATTTATGAGATTCCAGTCTGGACTTGGGTAATAAATATTCATAGCAATAATTTATGCTATGAGTGATGTAGTAATATCTAAAAAGAATGAGGTTTTCATCAAACTTGAATGCGAACCTCATATTTTGTATGAACTTCAACCATATTTTACTTTTGAAGTAGAAGGCGCAAAGTTCATGCCTCAAATGAGAAATAGACACTGGGATGGGAGGATTAGATTGCTATCTGTCCATAACGGTGAAATTTATGTTGGACTTATCGATAAGATCGCAGAAAAATTAAAAAGTCACGGATATAATTTTTCATTTAAGAATAATAAGTATTATGGACTTCCTTATGAAATTAATGAAGAAATTTCTTATGAAGGAGTAAAAGATTATATGAGATCTATTTGTGCTCATTCTCCACGAGAGTATCAAATAGATGGAGTATATGATGCTCTAAAGCATAATAGAAAACTATTGATAAGTCCCACTGCATCAGGAAAAAGTCTGATGATTTATTCTCTCGTGCGATATTATGTGGATAAAGGGAAAAAAATTCTTTTAGTTGTTCCAACGACATCTCTTGTAGAACAGATGTACAAGGATTTCCAAGATTATGGTTGGGATGCTGACTCATATTGTCACAAAATATATGGTGGTAGAGAGAAAAATAATACCCATCCTGTAACTATTACAACTTGGCAATCAATTTACAAACTTGAAAAAAGTTTTTTTGAGGATTATGAAGTCATTATAGGTGATGAAGCACACTTATTTAAAAGTAAGTCATTGATTAATATAATGACAAAACTTCATCACGCAAAATATAGATTTGGATTTACTGGAACTCTTGATGGAACTCAAACTCACAAGTGGGTTCTTGAAGGATTGTTTGGACCTTCATATAAGGTAACTAAAACCTCCAAGTTAATGGAACAGGGACATCTTTCCGCATTAGATATTAGGTGTATTGTATTAAAGCATAAACCTCAAAAATTCGAAACATATGAAGATGAGGTTCAATTTATAATAAATCATCAAAAGAGGAATAATTTTATTAAAAATCTTGCATTAGATTTAAAAGGAAATACTTTGATTTTATTTTCTAGAGTTGAATCACACGGAGAACCGTTATTCAATTTAATAAATAGTTCTGCAACTAGCAACAGAAAAGTATTCTTTGTTCATGGTGGTATAAGCACCGATGAAAGAGAGCAAGTAAGAGCAATTACAGAAACTGAATCTAATGCAATAATAGTTGCTTCTTATGGAGTGTTTAGTACAGGTGTAAATATTAAAAATTTACATAATGTTATTTTTTCATCTCCTAGTAAATCAAGAATTAGAAATCTTCAGAGTATAGGTAGAGTATTAAGGAAAGGAAATAATAAGACTAAAGCAGTTCTTTATGATATTTCTGATGATTGTACTTACAATTCAAGAAAAAATTATACTTTAAATCATTTTATAGAAAGAATTAAGATATACAATGAAGAAAATTTTAACTACGAAATAATTACCGTAAATTTAAAACAATGATGGAAGACGATTTTTATGCAACATTAAAATTAATTTCTGGAGAAGAAATATTTGCAAAAGTTTCTCCTTCTTTTGAAAGGAACAAAACAGTTCTTCTTTTATCGAATCCTATAGTGGTTTCTAATATTCAAACAAGAAATGGATCTGGATATAAGATTGAACCTTGGTTAAAGACAACAAAAGAAGATATGTTTGTTATAGATATGGAAAATGTTTTAACTATAATTGAATCAAATGATATAGAGATGATAACAATGTATCAATCTTATGTCAGAAAATTCTACAATTTAAAAACTAAAAAACCCAATATATCCAAACGAATGGGATACATCGGGAATGTAAATGATGCTAAAGAACTTTTAGAAAAGATCTATAAGAATCTATAGATACTAAAATTAATCTTGAACCTCGACAAAGGTAATTATAAACTGTTTCAGGGGGTAAGTCAAGCGTTGTAATTCCGAAGCGTAAATGTTATAATATCTAGATATTAAGATAGGTATTAAAATGATTTCAACTGGTGTAATGACTAAAAGAAAAAAATCGATTCATTACGTTAATAACAAGGAATTTCTTGCTGCTTTAATTCAATACAAAAAAGAAATAAACGAAGCACAAGAAAGGGGAGATCCAAAGCCAAGAATTACTAATTATCTTGGTGAGTGTTTTTTGAAGATTGCTACTCATCTTTCATTTAAACCAAACTTTGTCAATTACATTTTTAAAGATGATATGATTTCGGATGGAATTGAAAATTGTGTTCAGTACATTCACAATTTTGATCCTGAGAAATCACAAAACCCCTTTGCATATTTTACTCAAATCATTCACTATGCTTTTCTTCGCAGAATCCAAAGAGAAAAGCGTCAATTAGAAATTAAGAATAAAATTTTAGAGAGAACTGGATTTGATGAAGTATTCTTTGACGATAATACTATTGACGGTGAGAACTATAGCGACTATAATTCAATCAAAGATAGTGTCCATTCTAAACTGAGGTATTAATTTTTTGTAATGAAAGTAGCAATTATTACTGATACTCATTATGGAGCTAGAAAAGGATCAAAATTATTCCACGACTACTTCGAAAAATTTTATGACGAAGTATTTTTCCCTACACTCGAAGAGCAAGGGATTGATACAGTCATTCATATGGGTGATGCCTTTGATAGTCGCAAATCAATAGATTATCAAAGTCTTGAATGGGCAAAAAGAGTAGTTTTTGATCGACTTAAAAAGTATAATGTTCATATGATCGTTGGTAATCACGATTGTTACTATAAAAATACAAATAATGTAAATTCGCCTCAACTTCTTCTTCAATCGTACAATAATATTAAAACATACGATTCACCAACAGAAGTAAAAATTGGAAATTTAGATGTTTTACTATTACCCTGGATAAATCAAGAAAATGAGGAAATTGTTTATAAACTTATTCAAACTACATCTTGCAAGTGTGCGATGGGGCACCTTGAGATCAACGGATTTGCAGCTTATAAAGGACACATCATGGAAGATGGTGTGGAAAGCAAATTATTTAAAAAGTTCGAACGTGTCTTCTCGGGACACTATCACACTAGATCGACAGATGGGAAAATATATTACTTAGGTAATCCATATGAAATATATTGGAATGATTTGAATGATACTAGAGGATTTACTATCTTTGATACTGAAACACTAGAACACTTCTCAATTGATAATCCTCATAGAATGTTTTATGTTGTATACTACGAAGATACTCCATATCAAACTTTTAATGCTACTCAATACAAAGATAAAATTGTAAAACTTGTAGTAAGAAAAAAGACAGACCCTAAAAAATTTGAAAAGTTTGTAGATAAAATTTATTCTTCTAATGTAGCAGAATTAAAAATCATAGAAAATTTTCAAATCGTTGAGTCAGATGATTTTGAAGAGTTTGAATCTGAAGATACTCTTTCTATATTGAATAGATATATACAGGAGTCTGAGATTCAATTGGATAAATCTTCTATTAAAAGTCTAATAAAAGAAATATATCAGGAAGCTTGCGAAATGATATAAGATGTGGTTACTAACAATCAATGGCAAAGAACAAGAAGGTGCGTATTCCGCTACAAATGAAGATGGAGAACAAGTCCTCTATTTGTTTGAAGAAGAAGATGATGCTGTAAGATTTGCTATGATGTTAGAAGAGATGGATTATCCGGAAATGCACGTTATAGAAATTGATGATGATCTAATAATAAAAACGTGTGATGTGCAAGGATACTTGTATACAATAATTACACCTAATGATATTGTAATACCCCCAGAAGAATACGAAGGTTATGATTTTATTTGAGACTATACGTTGGAAAAATTTTCTTTCAACTGGAAATCATTTTACTGAAATTAATTTCAAAAAAAGTTTAACTACTTTAATTATTGGTTCAAATGGTGCTGGTAAAAGCACTATGTTGGATGCTTTGACTTTTGTACTTTTTGGTAAAGCTTTTAGAAATATCAATAAACCTCAGTTAGTAAATTCTACTAATGAAAAAGATTGTTTGGTGGAAATAGAATTTTCAATTGGTAGTGTAGAATATAAAGTAAGAAGGGGAATTAAACCAAATATTTTTGAAATTTATAGAAACGGAAATTTATTAGATCAAAGTTCATCATCCATAGATCAACAAAAATGGTTTGAGCAAACTATTATTAAAATGAATTATAAGTCATTTACTCAAATCGTTATTTTGGGTAGTAGTAACTTTGTTCCTTTTATGCAACTTTCTTCATCTCACAGAAGAGAAGTTATTGAAGATTTGTTGGATATCAAAATATTTTCTTCTATGAATGCAATCATTAAAGAAAAGATTAAATCACTCAAGGACGAAATAAAAACTTTTGAATTAAAAAAAGAATCATTGAACGATAAAGTTGAAATGCAAAAAGAATTTATTGAAGAACTTGAAAATCGCGGGAAGAAAGATATTGATGATAAAAATATTTCTATAATGTCTTTGACTGAGGAAATCGGTCATTTGATGGAAGATAATACTTCTTTAGAAGAACCTCTTTATGAGTATATTAGAGAGCAAGATAAGTTGGTTGGATATGCGGAGAAACTTCGCAAACTTGGAAATTTGAAGGGTAAGATTTCTCAGAAAGTATCTACCATTACTAAAGAGCATAAGTTCTTCACAGAGAATACGGTATGCCCCACTTGCACACAGTCAATCGAAGAGACCTTCAGAATAAATAGAATTAAAGACGCTCAATCTAAAGCAAAGGAGTTGCAATCTGGTTATAAAGAACTAGAGGAGGCAATTAAAGAGGAGGAAGATCGAGAGCGTCAATTCAATTCTCTATCGAAGGAGATCTCAAAACTAACGAATGGCATTTCTCAAAACAATATTAAGATTAATGGATTGCGGAGACAAATCCGAAATCTTGAATCAGAAATTCAAGTTCTTACCGAGAACCTTGCAAACAGAAATACTGAACATGAAAAGTTAGAATCCTTTAGAGAAAATTTAAAAACTACATACGAAGAACTCGCTTCTAAAAAAGACTTAATTAACTATTACGATTTTTCGTATAGTTTGCTTAAAGACGGTGGAGTAAAAACCAAAATCATCAAGAAGTATTTGCCACTCATCAATCAGCAAGTTAACAGATATTTGCAGATGATGGACTTTTATATTAATTTTACTCTTGATGAAGAGTTTAACGAAACCGTCCAGTCACCTATTCATGAAGATTTCTCCTATGCTTCTTTTAGTGAGGGAGAAAAACAAAGAATTGATTTGGCACTTCTTTTTACTTGGAGAGAAGTTGCTAAATTTAAAAATTCAACTAATACTAATTTATTGATATTGGATGAAATTTTTGATTCTTCTCTTGATGGATATGGGACAGAAGAGTTCCTTAAGATTATCCGTTATGTAATTAAAGATGCTAATATCTTTGTCATCTCACATAAAACAGGATTAGAAGACAAATTTGAAAGTGTCATAAAATTTGAGAAAAAGAAAAATTTCTCTAGTATGGTGGCATGAACCACTAAAGAAAAATGCAAGTCCCAAACTGGAAACATCATTCTAAAAAAGAACAGAAACGAAAACTTAAACCACAAGCACTGAGGCAAGCGAAATCTAGACTCAAGGCATTTAAGAAAAAGCACTCCAAAGGGGGTGTTTTTTTTTGTATAAATATTTTTTAAAACGAAGGTAAAATGAAGTATAAAACCTTTAATCAATTTATAGAAACCGCAAATAATATAAATGAAAATCGTGTAAAAGATCTTGGTGATAGACTTAAAGATCTTCAGCAACGTAGTGCAACAACTGATGTTAAGGCACAAAAAACTGCTAAACTTGCTAGAAAACGTTTTAACGATTTATCCGATAAGGAAAGGGAATTTAGAAAAGGCGTAGAAGATTTTGCTAATGCGACTAAGGACTAGTAGAGGACACTTTTTAAACTGTCCATTAGGAGGTTGAAATGCCTCCTTTTTTTGTATGATATTTGCATACGAAACACATCCAATGCCAATTCGCCACGAAATCAAATCTCAACTTGCTAAACTGCTTGCCACTGAAGATCTCGTGGTAGAGCATAAAAAAGTTCCCACTGCTTGCTTTAACGTTCATACTCGCGTTCTGACTCTCCCTTTGTGGGAAAAGGCAAGCGGTGTTGTATATGATCTTTTGGTGGGTCATGAAGTAGGTCATGCTCTTTATACTCCTGATGAGGACTGGACTGAAAAGGTAAAAGTTCCTTCTCAGTTTGTGAATGTGGTTGAGGATGTTCGTATCGAGAAACTAATGAAAAGAAAGTATGCTGGACTTGCCAAGACTTTCTTCAATGGATATAAAGAACTTAATGAAGAAGACTTCTTCCAAGTTGCTGATGACGATATCTCTACTTTTAATCTTGCTGACCGTGTTAATCTTTACTACAAGATTGGTAACTTTATTAACATAGACTTCAAACCTGAAGAACAAGAACTTGTTAATTTGATTGGTGCTTGCGAAAGTTTTGTAGACACTTTGATTGCCGCTGAAGAACTTTACAAGTATTGCAAGAAAGAAAATGAACAACAAAAGGTTGCTGATTTTGATTCGCACGAAATGCAAGGAAATTCCCAGTCTCCTGCAAATGAAATGATTGAGAATAATGACTCTCAATCCGAACAACAAGAAGGTGATAGTCAATCTCAACCACAACAACCTGATGAATCTTATGGTGGAACTGCTCAGGGAGATCAAACTAACTTCGAATCAAATAAAAAAGATGAAGATCCAGAAGTTCGGACTGCAGAATCTTTTGAAGATAAAATTAAGGATCTTGTAAATGCTGATGGATATGAAAATGTTTATATTGAAATTCCTGAAGTAAATTTGAACACAATTATCGGTAAAAACTCCGATGTTCATAAAGACATTGATGATTCTTTTAATCATCAACAAAAAATTTACAACAATGCTGCAAATACACAGAAAGTACCAACTCGTGATATCTATAAAGAATCTGATACAGAATTTAAGAAGCTCAAGTCCTCTGCTCAGAAAGAAGTCAATTATCTTGTTAAAGAGTTTGAGTGTCGTAAGGCAGCAGATCAGTATTCTCGTGCTTCAACTGCTCGTACTGGTATTCTTGATACCACTCGTCTGCATACTTACAAGTACAATGAAGACTTGTTCAAGAAAGTTTCTGTAATTCCTGATGGTAAGAATCACGGTCTGGTGTTTGTTCTGGACTGGAGCGGATCTATGGCTGATGTGATGCTTGATACTTGCAAGCAACTTTTTAACCTTGTTTGGTTCTGCAAGAAAGTTTCTATTCCTTTTGAGGTTTATGCTTTTACTAGCGAATGGCGTCGTGGTGAGTATGATTATGAGAATGACCGTTATCTCGCTGCAGATCGAACTCCTCATTACAAAAAACGGGATGGTTTAATTTGTGTAGATGAGACATTTTCAATGATGAATATTCTTACCAGTAAAGTTTCTGGTGGTGCTCTAGAACATCAGATGCTTAATATTTGGCGTCTTGCCTTTTGTTTTGAAAATCCATATCGTTGTTCATATACTTATTCTAATCGTATGAGTCTTTCTGGAACTCCCTTGAATGAGGCACTCATTACTCTTCATCAAATTCTTCCTAAGTTTCAAAAGGAAAATAAACTTCAGAAAGTTCAATGTATTGTTCTTACTGACGGTGAAGCAAATCAACTTGTTCACCATAAAGAAGTAATTCGCCATTGGGAAAAAGAACCTCGTCTTGGAACTGGATATATTCATCCAATGAGTACATTTCTTCGTGATCGAAAATTGGGAACTACTTATAGGTTTGGGTATGGGTATCATGAATTCACCGATGTTCTACTCAAAAATCTAAAGGATAAGTTTTCCACTACAAACTTCATCGGTATTCGTGTTCTCGAAGGTCGCAATATGAGCAGGTTTGTGCAAATGTATCACTCTTATAATGATAAAGAATATGAGAAAATCCAAAGTGATTGGAAGAAACTAAAGAGTTTTACTATCACTAAATCTGGTTATGATGCATATTTTGGAATGTCTGCCACTGCACTTTCTCAGGATACTGAGTTTGAAGTTGCTGAGTGTGCAACTAAGTCTCAGATTAAATCTGCTTTTGTTAAGTCTCTTAAAACCAAAAAACTAAATAAAAAAGTTCTAGGTGAGTTTATTTCTTTAGTTGTATGAAAACCAAATTTCCACTTGAACACGTAGTAAAATGCGATACTAAAGAAGTATGGATTAGATGTAATAACAGTATTAGTGCTATGGCAATTCCAGCACTTGTGGATAAATATTATCCAGGATATATTGGTCGTATTGCTACTGGTGATTATCTTGATAAATTAAGGAACCAGTTGGCAAACTGACCACTGTGGGGGTCTAAGCGACCCCCTTTGCATTATGATAACTTCAGTTGAAACAAACCACTCACATTATGTCCCGAATTCAAATGACCGACGATCAAATTCTTACCGATATTAAAAATACTTTCGGAACAGAATTTACTGCTGCTGACGTTCGTGGTTATTGTGCTTCTAAAAGTATTTCCTACCCAACTGTAACTAAGCGACTGGAGCAATTTAAAGTAGGTCGCGGTCGTTGGAATATGGAAATTACTCGGGAACGAATTCAAGAGATTGAACGTTCCTACCAATCTCCCTCAACTATCCCTTCTGTGGAACAAAATCTTATTCCCGATAAAGATGATACCTTCGTCCAGTTTGGTAATTTTAAAGATATTAAACGCATTATTCAGTCCCGTCTCTTTTATCCGACGTTCATTACGGGTCTTTCGGGTAATGGTAAAACGTTTTCGGTTGAACAATCTTGTGCTCAACTTGGACGTGAATTGATCCGCGTCAATATTACGATTGAAACTGATGAAGATGATTTGATTGGTGGTTTTCGTCTTGTTAATGGCGAAACTGCCTGGCATAATGGACCTGTGGTGGAAGCACTGGAGCGAGGAGCAATCCTGCTTCTTGACGAAATCGACCTTGCTTCTAATAAAATTCTTTGTCTCCAATCTATTTTGGAGGGTAAAGGTGTTTTCCTTAAAAAGATCGGTCGTTTCGTAAAACCTGCTGCTGGTTTCAATGTGATTGCCACCGCAAATACCAAGGGTAAGGGTTCTGATGATGGTCGCTTCATCGGCACCAATGTACTCAATGAGGCATTCCTAGAACGCTTCCCCGTGACCTTTGAGCAGTCCTACCCTGCCCCTGCGACCGAGCAGAAGATCCTTGAAGGCGTCGCTCTGGATCTTGGTGTGGAAGACCGTGACTTCTGCAAGCGCCTGGTGGACTGGGCAGACATTATCCGCAAGACCTTCTACGATGGTGGTATTGAGGAAATCATCAGCACCCGCCGCCTGGTTCACATCATCCGTGCCTACAGCATCTTCCAAGATAAGGCAAAGGCAATCCAAGTGTGTGTAAACCGCTTTGACGATGAAACCAAGCAATCCTTCTTGGAACTGTATGACAAGGTGGATGCTGATTTTCAGATGCCTACTGAGCAGGTTGATTATAACCCAAATATTGACCAACCTACTCCTTTCTGATAGAATATGGGGAGGTAAAGAGTGCCTCCTCTTTTTGTCCTTTACTATGAAACAAAATGTCTGAAAATTTTGAAAGCACTTATCAAAACTCAATTCCAAGTTCAAATAATTTTACCGTAATTTCTGGTTCTACTGGATCTGATACCATTAGTTATGTTGGATCTCAAGATTTTTGGAACTACGATGGAATTAGTCTGACTGGTAATCCTTGTTCTTCTCCTGATACTATTAATTTTAATTTTACTATGCCCGAAGATACAAACAAAAACGGATTTTGGAAATATAATGAAGATAAAATCCTGAAGCAACTTGAAGAGTACATCGCAAGTACTTATCGCCAACATTATGTTGATCGAACTGGTGGTGGTAAAGAACAAACTCTTGATAAGATCAAACACAATCGTCGTGAAGGATTTTGTGCAGGTAATGTAACCAAGTATATTGATCGGTACGATACAAAGGGGACTCCTCGTGCTGATCTTTTTAAAGTCCTACATTACACTATTCTTCTGATCAATCATCTTAACCTTATTGAGAATAAGTGATGAAACTTTCTGATAAAACTCTGACTCTTTTGAAGAATTTTTCTTCTATTAATCAATCCATTCTGTTCAAGCAAGGAAATTCTCTTCGTACTATTTCTGTGATGAAGAATATTCTTGCAGAGGCAACGATCGAAGAAGAACTTCCTAAGGATTTTGGAATTTATGATCTAAATCAATTTCTGAATGGACTCAATCTTCACCAAAATGCAGAACTGGACTTTCAGAATGATAATTATGTTGTCATCAAAGAAGGTAAATCTCGTTCCAAATATTTCTTTGCTGATCCCAATGTAATTGTTACTCCTCCTGATAAAGATATTGTTCTTCCAAGTGAAGATGTTTGTTTCCTTCTTGATACTAAAGAATTAGATAAACTTCTTAAAGCTGCTGCTGTTTATCAACTTCCTGACCTGTCTGTGGTTGGTGAAGCAGGTGTGGTGAAACTGGTTGTTCGTGATAAGAAAAACGATACCTCTAATGACTTCTCTGTGGTTGTTGGTGAGACCGATGAAGTATTTACTTTCAACTTTAAGGTGGAAAACATCAAGATTATTCCTGGAAACTATGAGGTCGTGATTTCTTCTAAACTTTTGTCACGATTCAAGAATACTGGATTTAATGTGACCTATCATATTGCTCTGGAACCTGATTCTACTTTTGGTTGATGAACATCTTTGTTACTTCTCCTTGGCCCGCTGAGAGTGCCATTTGCCTTCCCGACAAACATATTGTCAAGATGCCTCTAGAGTGCTGTCAAATGCTCTCTATCGTTGCTTCAGACAAGTGGGGACACGGGTATGGTACTCTCCCTAAGGCAGATGGAACACCTTACAAAACCGAAAAAGGAGCATTCCGCAATCATCCTTGTACCAAGTGGGCAATGGAGAGTATCCATAATGCCTACTGGTTGATCAAGTGGGGATTGAACTTGTCTGATGAATACTGCCTGCGGTATAATAAAACTCACTCTTGCTACAAGACTCTTGTTGATGCATACTATTTGTTTCCCAAGGGTAAGATTACAGAAGTGACTCCATTTGCTCGTGCTATGCCTGAGGAATGGAAGTTTGACGACACTATTGATACATTTGAAGCATACAAGAAATATATCGCATCCAAACCTTGGGTCGCTGATAATTACCTCCGTATGCCCCAAAGAAAACCTGATTGGATTTGATTATGACAAGTGAATTTCTTTTTGTGGAGAAATACCGTCCTCAAGTAATTGATGACTGTATTCTTCCTGATGAAACTAAAAAAACATTTAAGGAGTTTGTAGAGAAAGGAGAGATCCCAAATCTTCTTCTTGCAGGACCTCCTGGTATTGGCAAAACCACTATTGCAAAAGCATTATGTAATGAACTGGGGGCAGATTATTATGTCATCAATGGATCCGACGAAGGACGTTTCTTGGATACTGTACGGAACCAAGCAAAGAACTTCGCTTCGACCGTTTCACTTACGGGATCTTCTAAACACAAAGTCATCATCATCGATGAGGCGGATAACACGGGGAACGACGTACAACTCCTACTACGGGCGAATATTGAGGCATTTTATAACAACTGCCGATTCATCTTCACCTGTAACTACAAGAACAAAATTATTGAACCTCTTCACTCCCGTTGTGCAGTTATCGACTTCACCATCAAAGGGAAGCAAAGAGTTCAACTTGCAGGAAGTTTCTTTCAACGACTTCAAACAATCTTGGGTGCAGAAAAGATTGAATATGATGAAAAAGTCGTTGCAGAACTTGTATCAAAACATTTCCCAGACTTCCGTAGAGTCTTAAATGAAATTCAACGATACTCTACTGGTGGTAAAATTGACTCTGGTATTCTTGCATCTTTCTCAGACATCTCTGTAAATGAACTTATCAAAAATCTTAAAGATAAAAATTTCTCAGAAGTACGAAAGTGGGTGGTCTCCAACTTGGACAACGATGCTTCTAGTCTTCTTCGCAGGATTTATGACGCCTTTTATGATTGCTTACTTCCCCAATCTATCCCTGCTGCCGTTCTTGTTATTGCTAAGTATCAATACCAATGTGCGTTCGTGGCTGATCAGGAAATTAACCTCCTAGCAGCATTAACTGAAATTATGTGTGAGTGTGAGTTTAAATGACAGAACTGAAAATACATCACGTTTTTTCAACTCCAGTAATTCAGTTTAAATTTGATAAACATTCAAAATATAATTTTCCAAATATACCCAAATCTACAAATAAACCAAATGAATGGGTAAATGATTTATATACTACTTTTCCAAATATTTTAGATGACGATAAGTATATAAATGCAAGAACTAGAGATGACCTAAAAAAAGATTTGCAAGATTGCATCAATAAACAATTTGATGAATTAAAAATACCACATTTTTCTAACTTTATAGAGTTTTGGTATAACGTTTATTATGAAAATCAGGGACAAGAACTTCACTCACATTTTGGATCTTGCGGGCGTAATAATCCATATTGGTCTGGAATCTATTATTATAGAACAACTTCTTCTACAGTCTTTGTAAGAGATTCGCATTTGTGGAGAACACAACTCTTTCCTAATCAACAAGAAAGCAATTTAAAGGAATTCTATTATCAAGAATGGTATCCTTTTGTTGATAGTGGAGACATAGTATTATTTCCTCCACATTTAATGCATTATGTTCCAGAATCTGATTCAACAAATCAAATGAGAATGACTTTTTCTTTTAATTTAGATATATGAAAAACATCAGACATCAAATAAAATCTCAATGGTATTATATTTTTTGGGGTGCTATGGCAGTTGCCGTAGTTGGTGGTCAAGTTTATGTTGGAACTGGATATCGTAAGATGGCAGAAGCAACAAAATCCACTGCAATAACAGTATCTTGTATTGTTCCTTACGAAACTCCTATTAAACAAGTATCCAATAAAACTTCTGAATTCGAATAACTTTATTTTAACTTTTTAATTATGAAACTTAATTTTGATAAAATTAATCTTGAACAGTTTTTTGGTTGTGTTGAAGCAACTAATACAACTCAAATGAAATCCAATGCATTTAAAACACTACGAACTTGGTTGCAAGAAAAATCCTTTGCAAAATGGAGTAGTGGGCAAGTAGAGTATGTTGGTGATTTTATGGATGGAGTAGATTTTATTTCTACGGATAAAGTAAATTATGAAATGAAAGGATCTTTGGGTCTTTTTAATAAAAATGGAAGTTGTAAGCGAGTAGTTCTCATCAACAAACGACCAGGTAAGAATAAAATTAAAAAATTAAAAAAGGAAAATATTCAAAAAACATTTGAATACATGATTCTTGTTGATACTAAAAATATGAGTATTGGATATACTGATTGGGATACTGTTTATTCTCGTACAGAATGTGATGGAGCAGGCGCAACTTTTAAATTGGAAAATGGCGACTATAAAATGTTGGCAGTTAATGTAAAACCAGCAAAAAAGAATATTAGTTCTGCTGAAATTCTTGACAATCTTTTGGAGATTCTCTGATGAAATCCCTTAAAACCCCTCTTCGTTATCCTGGTGGTAAGTCTCGTGCTTGCGTTAAGATGGATCCTTATTTTCCCGATCTTCGCAATTATGATGAGTTCCGAGAACCATTTCTTGGTGGTGGAAGTGTTGCGATTTATGTCACTAAGAAGCATCCTAACCTAGATATTTGGGTAAATGATCTTTATGAACCACTTGTAAATTTCTGGCAACAACTCCAGATGTTTGGTAGTGAATTGTCTAATGCTCTTTCTACTCTTAAAAGTACTTGTAATACACCTGATAAAGCAAGACAACTTTTTCTAGTTTCTAAGGAGAAGGTCAATGACCAAACTCTGCCCAGTATTGATCGTGCTGTGGCTTTCTATGTTGTCAATAAGTGTAGTTTCAGTGGTCTCACAGAGAGTTCATCATTTTCAGAGCAAGCATCGAATTCCAACTTCTCTATGCGCGGGATCGAAAAACTGCCTGCGTATTCTGCGTTAATTTCTAAGTGGCGTATAACTAATTACTCCTATGATTATCTGATGGATGGAAACAAGGGTGCTTTTATGTATCTCGATCCTCCTTATGATATTAAGGATAATCTCTATGGGAACAAGGGATCAATGCATAAAGGATTTGATCACGATAAGTTTGCTGCTGATTGCGATTCTAACGATATGGATATGCTGGTAAGTTATAACTCGGATCAACTTGTGAAAGATAGGTTTAAAGACTGGAACGCTGCTGAGTTTGATCTCACTTATACGATGCGTTCGGTTGGAGAATATATGCGTGAGCAAAAACAACGTAAAGAACTTCTGCTTTTTAATTATGGAATTGAAGGATTGGTTAAACTCGATTAATTTGACAAAAGAAAATTTGATAGAAGATCCATCAACGATTAGAGAATATGCTCCGTATGTTATTAATCGTTGTTTATCTGGTCACATCGATTGTATTCTTTTTGCGAATGAAATGAATATGAATTCTCATTTAGATAAAGATATGCAATATTTGTTTTATCTAAATAGTCTTAGGAAACGAAAGAGATTTTCTCCCTGGATCCGAAAAGATAAAGTCAAAGATTTAGAATGCGTTAAACAATACTATGGTTATAGTAATGAGAAAGCATTTCAGGCTTTGAAAATACTAAATAAAACACAACTAAATTTTATAAAACAAAGACTTGAAACTGGCGGAACGAAATGACTAACCAAACAATTGAACCACAAGTAAATTGGTCTCCCGATATGATGGTGGAGGTCATTCTGAATGAGCCCGATGATTTTTTGAAAGTTCGTGAAACTTTGACTCGCATCGGAGTAGCATCAAGAAAAGAGAAAAAGCTCTATCAAAGTGCTCATATTCTTCATAAACAAGGAAGATATTATATTACTCATTTTAAAGAACTCTTTGCTTTAGATGGCAAACACGCTAATCTTACTGTAAATGATGTTCAAAGACGTAACCGAATTATTCGTCTCCTCGCAGATTGGGGACTGGTTACTGTTGTAAATCAAGATAAAATTTCCGATATTGCTCCACTCAATCAAATTAAAGTGATTGCATATAAAGAAAAATCTGATTGGGAACTCGAACAGAAATATAATATTGGTGCTAAAAAGAAAGTTCAAGAATCTGAATAAATAAGTATGAGACCTTTCGTGCGGTCTCTACGAAAGTCGGAACACCCTAAAGAGAGGTTCGGTTTTTACCGCTCCTCTCTTTTTCGTTTCTTGTATAATTAGTAATGGATGCCGTAAGGGTCCACACAACACAAACTCGCTTTTAAAGGAGCTACAATAATGACTAATCTTGCAACATCAAGGTTTAATTCTGCTGATCTTCCTGCTTTGATGGAGAGGATCAACAAATATAGTATTGGAATGGATGAGTATTTTGATCGCCTTTTCCATCTGCACGAAACCACTACAAACTATCCACCATATAACCTCGTTCAAGTCAGTAATGTGGAATCAAGACTTGAACTTGCTCTTGCTGGATTTAAAAAGAAGGAGGTTTATGTCTACACGCAAGATGGAAAACTCTTTGTGGAGGGCCAAAAAGAAGATAAAGAAACGGAGTCCAACTATCTCCACAAAGGTTTGGCTCAACGGAGCTTTAAGAGAGCGTGGACGCTCTCTGATGATACGGAAGTTAGATCAGTTACTTTTGAGGATGGGCTTTTGAATATTACTCTCGGTAGGATTGTTCCAGACCATCATAAGCGTAAGGACTATCTATAAATAGATCTGAATATCGTCGGCGCAGGGAGGCAACTGGCAAAATCCAGTTGACGCCTCCCATTTTTCTTGCTAAACTTTTAATGAAATGAATAGTAGCAATGACCATAAAATTAGCTTTACTTAAATCTGGAGAAGACGTTATATCTGACGTTCAAGAAATGGTTATTGATGGCAGGGTAGTAGGATATTTTTTCAATAAACCTTGCACAGTAAAATTGAGAAAAAATACGGAAGGTGATACATCTTCATTTGAAATTTCTCTGTCTTCTTGGATACCACTTTCTTCAGATACTAAAGTTCCAGTTACTTTAGATTGGGTTATTACTTTAGTTGATCCAATTGAAAAATTGCAATCTCTCTATATAAATGACATCTTAAAAAAAGAGGACACAAATGATGATAAAAATAATTCATCTCTGTACGAAGGAACTTTTAATCTCGAAAATTGAAGAAGTTCAATCTGAATTAGGAGAACCCGACTGTAAATTAATTGATCCATACCTTTTAATTGATTCAAAAAATGAAAGTGCATCAATTACAATGGAACCTTGGATGATCAGTTATACAAGTCAGAAGGATTATATGATTCATTCAGATAAAATTTTAACAATTGCAGATCCCAAACCTACACTTATTGAAAAATACGAGGCACTTATTAAGTAATGCGTTGGTACACTAATGTAAAATTGATTGGTGATTACATCTATGTTCGTGGATACGAAAATGGTAATCACTTTAAAGACCGTATTCAATATCATCCAACTCTATATCTGAAGACAGATAAAAAAACAGAATATAAAACTCTAGATTCATATAACGTAAAACCAATTAATCCTGGAACTATTAGAGAAACTAGAGAGTTTATTAAAAAGTATAAAGATGTAGAAGGATTTAATGTTTATGGTAACGATAACTCCATCTATCAATACATTTCAGATACATATCCTGAAGATGAAATCCAATTTGACATTAGTAAGATTAAATTAATTACTCTTGATATTGAGGTTGCATCAGAAAACGGATTCCCTGATGTAAAAAATTGTGATGAAGAAATTCTTCTTATTACAATACAAGATTATACTACTAAAGAAATTATTACCTGGGGATCAAGACCATTTAATAAGAAATTTGATAACTATCGTTATATTTTGTGTAACGATGAGCAACATCTTTTAAATTCATTTTTGGATTATTGGTCAAATAATACTCCAGAAGTTATCACTGGATGGAACGTAGAATTTTATGATATTCCATATATTGTTAGGAGAATCAATAGGATTCTTGGAGAAAAATCTGCAAAGCGTTTGACTGCTTGGAATTTCATTCGTGAAAAGCAGACGGAAGTTCGTGGAGAAATTCAAACCACATACGAACTTTCTGGTATTTCTACTCTCGATTATCTTGATCTTTATAAAAAGTATTCATTTAAAAATCCAGAAAACTATCGTCTTGATACTGTTGCGTATGAGGAACTTGGAGATAGGAAACTTGATCACACTGAATATGATACATTTAAGGAATTTTATACTAAAGATTGGGATACTTTTGTAGAATATAATAAAATTGACGTAGAACTCGTTGATAGAATTGAGGATAAGATCAAATTGATTGAACTTGCCATTACTATGGCATATGACGCAAAAGTTAATTATGAGGATGTATTTTTCCAAGTTAGGATGTGGGATACTATCATCTACAATTATCTGAGGAAAAAGAACATTGTTGTTCCAGAAAAAGAAACTGGAATCTCCAAAGATGAAAAATATAAAGGTGCATATGTAAAAGCGCCCATTCCTGGAATTTACGATTGGGTTGTAAGTTTTGACTTGAACTCACTGTATCCACATCTGATTATGATGTATAACATCTCACCAGAAACTCTTATGGATACACGTCACCCTTCAGTATCCGTAGATAAAATTCTAGAGAAGCAGATTAATCTTGAATCGTATTCAGATTATGCTGTATGTGCTAATGGTGCCATGTATCGCAAAGACGAACGTGGAATTCTTCCAGAGTTAATGGAAAAAATGTATAATGAGCGAGTCATTTTCAAAAAGAAAATGATTGAGGCAAAAAAAGCATATGAAAAAACTCCTACCAAAGAATTGGAAAAGGAGATTGCTCGTTGCAATAATATCCAGATGGCAAAAAAGATTTCTTTGAACTCCGCTTATGGTGCTATTGGTAATCAATATTTTCGTTACTACAAATTAGCAAATGCAGAAGCAATTACATTTTCTGGTCAAGTTGCTATTCGTTGGATTGAAAATAAGATGAATACATACTTAAACAAACTTTTGAAAACTCAAGAGGTTGATTATGTTATTGCTTCAGATACTGATTCCATTTATCTTAATATGGGTCCTTTGGTTGAAATTATATTCAAAAAACGAGAGAAAACTACTGAAAGCATTGTTTCGTTCCTTGATAAGGTCTGTAAAATGGAACTTGAAAAATATATTGAAAGTTCTTACCAAGAATTGGCCGACTACGTGAATGCATATGATCAGAAGATGCAAATGAAGCGTGAGAATATTTCTGATCGTGGAATTTGGATTGCTAAGAAGCGATATATTCTGAATGTTTGGGATTCCGAAGGAGTTCGATATACAAAACCAAAACTTAAGATGATGGGTATTGAGGCAATTAAGTCTTCCACACCAGAATTTTGTAGGAAAAAAATTAAAGCGACTCTTGAATTAATTATGGGATCTGATGAAGATTCGGTAATAAAATTTATTGAATCGTGTAGAGAACAATTTAATAATCTTACCCCAGAGGAGATTTCTTTCCCGAGAACTGTATCGGATGTAGATAAATTTAAATCTTCATCTTCAATTTATTCTAAAGGGACACCGATTCACTCTAGAGGGGCACTTTTATATAATTTTTATATTAAAGAAAAAAAATTAACTCAAAAGTATTCTCTTATTAAAAATGGAGAAAAGATCAAATATTGTTATTTGAAAATGCCAAATCCAATAAGAGAAAACGTAATTACTTTCATTCAAAAATTTCCAACTGAACTTGGATTGAATAGTTATGTAGATTACGAAACACAATTTGATAAAACTTTTGTTCAACCAATTAAATCTATTTTGGATGTTATTGGATGGCAAATTGAAAAAACAGCATCTCTTGAATCTTTCTTCTCTTGATGCTATACTAGTTCTATTGCGTATGTATTATGGATTTTCTTAAAGATATTGTAAAGGAAATTGGTGGCGAGTATACACAACTTGCTGCGGATATTGATGAAACTGAAAAGTATGTTGATACAGGTTCGTACATTTTTAATGCACTGGTTTCAGGTAGTGTATTTGGCGGTGTATCTGGGAATAAGATTACTGCTATTGCTGGAGAGTCTTCTACTGGAAAAACTTTCTTCAGCCTCGCCGTTGTTAAGAATTTTCTTGATACCAATCCCGATGGGTATTGTCTCTATTTTGATACTGAAGCTGCTATTACCAAGTCACTTGTAGAATCCCGTGGAATTGATACTTCTCGCTTGGTTGTTGTTAATGTTGTTACTATCGAAGAGTTTCGTGGAAAGGCGCTCAAGGCAGTAGACCTTTACTTAAAAAAACCTGAAGGAGAACGCAAACCTTGTATGTTTGTGCTAGACTCTTTGGGGATGCTTTCTACTGAGAAAGAAATTACTGACGCACTCAATGATAAACAAGTTCGTGATATGACTAAATCGCAACTTGTTAAGGGTGCATTTCGAATGCTCACACTTAAACTAGGTCAAGCAAATGTTCCACTCATTGTCACAAATCATACATACGATGTCATCGGAGCTTACGTACCAACGAAAGAAATGGGCGGAGGTTCTGGACTCAAGTACGCAGCAAGTACGATCATCTATCTCAGCAAGAAAAAAGAAAAGGATGGAACGGAAGTGGTCGGAAATATTATCAAGGCTAAGACTGCTAAATCGCGTTTGAGTAAGGAGAATAAAGATGTTGAGATCCGTCTGTATTATGATGAGCGCGGTCTTGATCGTTACTACGGTCTTCTGGAACTTGGTGAGATTGGTGGACTCTGGAAGAATGTAGCAGGACGCTATGAGATGGATGGTAAGAAAATCTATGCAAAACAGATTCTTGCAAATCCTAAAGAATACTTCACTGAAGAAGTGATGCAACAGTTGGATCAAATCGCACGTAAGGAATTTAGTTATGGAGAAAGTTGAGTTTCTAATTCTTAGAAACCTGTTACATAATGAAGAATATTTTAGAAAAGTAATACCATTTATTAAATCCGAGTATTTTCAAGATTCAAATCAAAAAATTGTATTTGAAGAGATTCTTAATTTTATTCAAGAGTATAATAAACCAGCAACAAAAGAAGTTCTTTCTATTGAAATAGAAAAACGAACAGATATCAATGAGCAAACATTCAAAGAAATTATTCAATTAATTTCTTGTTTGGATGATGTTGTAGTTGAGCAAAATTGGTTGATTGACACTACTGAAAAGTGGTGTAGAGATCGTGCCATTTATTTGGCACTTATGGAATCTATTCATATTGCCGATGGAAAAGATGAAAAGAAGAATCGTGACATCATTCCTTCTATTCTTTCTGATGCTCTTGCTGTAAGTTTTGATAATCACGTTGGACATGATTATCTTCAGGACTATGAACAACGTTACGAATCGTATCACAAAAAGGAGGATAAAATTGAATTTGATCTTGAATACTTTAACAAAATCACCAAAGGTGGTCTACCTAACAAGACTCTTAATATCGCGCTTGCTGGTACAGGTGTCGGGAAGTCTCTATTCATGTGCCACCTTGCTAGCTCCGTGTTGCTCCAAGGACGGAACGTTCTGTACATTACGCTGGAAATGGCAGAAGAACGCATTGCTGAAAGAATTGATGCAAATCTCTTGAATGTGCCTATTCAAGATATTGTCGATCTTCCAAAACAAATGTTTGAGAATAAGATCACTAATCTTGCTAAGAAAACTCAAGGCACTTTGATTATTAAAGAGTATCCAACTGCTTCAGCACACTCTGGGCATTTCAAATCTCTTTTGAATGAACTTGCTCTTAAGAAATCATTTAAACCAGATATTATCTTTATTGATTACTTGAATATCTGTTCATCTTCAAGGTATAAAGGAAATAGCAATATCAACTCCTATACCTTTGTAAAAGCAATTGCAGAAGAACTTCGTGGTCTTGCTGTGGAGTTTAATGTTCCTATCGTGAGTGCTACTCAAACTACTCGTTCTGGTTATGGTTCTTCTGATGTGGAACTGACTGATACTTCAGAATCGTTTGGTTTGCCTGCAACTGCTGATCTAATGTTTGCTCTTATTTCTACGGAAGAACTGGAAGAACTTGGGCAGATTCTTGTTAAGCAACTTAAGAATCGCTATAATGATCCTACTATTCATAAACGTTTTGTAGTTGGCATTGATCGCGCTAAGATGAGACTTTATGATTGCGAGCAATCTGCTCAAAACGATATTCTTGACAACAAGCAAGAAGAAGAGTATGATTTTGAAGAAAGAAAACCAAAGAAAACATTTGAGGGATTTAAGTTTTGAACTATTATTCGGTATTTGACAAGAACGGTAAAAAAATTGCCGATTGTTCAAGTATCCGAGATGCTATAATGTTAGTTGAATTTGATTCAGAAAGAACTTATCGTCAGGTTAGACACATTAATCCAGAGACAGTTAATGTTTCTCATATAAGGTTGGATGATGATTTTCAACTTTCAGCACAACAAATTTTACCCCAATCTGAATTAGAACCTTTTATTGTATGACTATTGATCTTAATAAGTACGTTGAGTTTGTTAATGCAACGACATCAAACCCAAGCAAGGAATATACCCCATTCATTGATCGTCTAATGGAACTTCATGAACAAGAATTTCCTACTGAACGACTACTTACTGCTGCTGTAGGAATGTCTGCCGAAGCAGGTGAGTTTACTGAGATTGTAAAAAAGATCGTTTTCCAAGGTAAACCAGTTAATCAAGAGAATCTATTTCACCTGAAGCGTGAACTTGGAGACATTATGTGGTATGTTTCTCAAGCGTGTCTTGGACTTGATATTTCTATTGAAGAAGTCATTCAAATGAACTTTGAGAAACTAAGTGCTCGATATCCTGAAGGTGCATTTAGTATAGAACGTTCAGAAAATCGTAAGGAAGGAGATCTATGAATAAAGTAACTATTGAAATGGATGTTCGTTCTGCTGCGGCAGTCCGTCAAGTTCTTTTTGAGGCACAAAAAGGATATACAAGTGATATTGTAAGCACTCCACCTCGTATCTTTGAACTTCGTGAAGTGATTGCTGATCTTGATGATAGTATTAGTGCTATTCTAAAAGATTAATTGAAACCTCCTTCGGGAGGTTTTTTAATAAATACAAATAAAAATGTCATATTCTTCTGGAAGATTATTTGTATTAATTAATGAGAAATTTAATAATAAGAAAGTTAATAATAATAAGGTTGAAGTAAAATATAATCCAAGAAGAGATTTTAAAGAAATAATTCTAGAATGTGATAGTAGACAAGACATTAAAGAATTGGTTCAACAATATTTGATTGATATTGAATTGAAAGAAAATAAGGATTGGGTTTTTACTAAACTTCCTCAAAGTACTTTTACTGGTAATATAAAAATAACTTCAATAATACCAGAAGGAAAAGAAAAAGAGATAAGAATTCGTTTTAAGTTTGCTAGTGGTAGAGAGCAAAAAGATTATAATATTTGGAATTCTCTATTAGATGATGTATTCAAAAAAGATAGTTCATTGAGAAGAACATCATCATATGCAGAGGAATTAAAAGTTATTAAAAAAATAAATCAAAAAATTCAAGAACTTGGTGGTGGGCAACCTGTAGATCTTAAATTTGGAAATAAAATTTATAAAAATGCTGCCGGATTTGTTGGTGGAATTTCCGGAAAGAAGGCAGATTTTGTTATAGTAAATTATGATGCTGAAGAAAAATGTTATATTTCACACAAAAAAGGCGATACCGCAATGGACTTCCAACAATATGGTGGTATAAGTAGAAACGTTGCTGGAAATTCAATTTATAACCATCCTGAAGTTAAAAAATTTAGAGAAGATCTAGTAAATGGTGAATGGCAAAATAAAGTATTAGATGAAGGAAAAACAAGGATTTTTAGAAAAATTAGAAGTAACAGTTTAAAGAAAAAGTCTGTATTTGGTAAAAGATATGGGTCTATGCACGGACACGATAATGTAAATTATTTTGTTCAAGGTGATCCGACTATTACTAAAAGGGCGAATTTAATAGTTGTCACTTTTCCCAAAATGGTAGTTAATGGAAGACTGTCTGGATTGAGAGGTGAATATACTCCTGTTATTGGAGCAAGAAAGTCTTCTGAAGAAGGTAGAATTATCGATATTAGAGACGATGAAAATACTACAGTACTGCAAGAATTAAGAAATGTTAGAGGTGGGTTCTGGACTCGGGGATATATGAAAGGTAGGGGCGTAGTTGATATGGATAAATAAAATATGACTCTAATACAAAAAATATAGATATATCTAAAAATATGAAACCATTTTCTCAGTTTGTATCTGAATCAAAAGTTTCTCTTGCATCTTTTAACGCAAAGAGACTTGGATTAATACGGAAAAATGGGAGTGATTTTTATAAGCAGAATCCAATAACTGGAGACTTGGAATTTCAAGCGAAAGCAAAAAGACTTCCATCGGGACAAGTTGGATTGAAATTTTATAATCAAAATGAACTTCCAAATAGAAAAGACCCAAAACAAAATCGTAATATTATAAATCCTAAAGTTCCTGCATCTCAACAGACTAACGAAGAACATCAAAAAGAATTAAGAGAGAGATATATTAGAGGAGAAATATTTAATGAAGGTGAATGGGTTCAAAGTGTTATTAATGAAAAAGTAGGTAAGATAATTCGTAAAGGAACAAATTATTTAATTTGTGTGACCGAAGACGAAACAATGTTTAAATCTTGGATTACAGATGTTGTTGAATGGACTGAAGTATCTGGAGTTCCTGCAGATCAAAGAGAAGTTGGAACGGATGAATTCCGTAAGTATGCAATGAAAATGACGGGAACTAAGGATATTAAAAATTTTATAAATAAGTATAAGGTAAAACAAAAGTAGAAAAATGCTGTCTCATATTGTATCTGATCTTTACGAAGCATACGTTGAAGAGATCCTGACTCCACAACTGGGCAAAAAGCAACAAGCTAGTGCTCCAGAAGCACCTAAAGCATCTGAGAAGTCTGATGCTACTTCGGAGAAGAGAATTCGTCAGGCAGTTTATGATATTCGCTATAGAGCGAGAAGGGAAGATATTGAATTGAGTCAGGCATTCAATCAATATATGTCTCACACCTCTATGAATGCTGTTGAGAAGAAAGCAGTCAAAGAGAAACTGGGATTAATTGCTGGATCTGGTGCATCTCCAGTTAAAGAAGAGTATATTGACGAGGCACCTCATTATAATAAGTATAATGATTCTAATACTAAAAAATATAAAGTTAGAGTAACAGATAAAAATTCTGGTAAGTCATATGTTCGTATGGCAACCAGAGAAAAAATTAATTCTCTGAGAGCAAATCCAAATATTTCTTCTGTAGAAATGACTCAATATGGTTCTCCATACGAGGGAGAAAAGAAGAAAGGAAAATCGACAGCAGCAGTAACTGCAGGTAAAGGACTTGATCCTGTAGGTAAAGAAGATGCCGATGTAAATAATGATAAGAAAGTAGATAAGACTGATAAGTATCTTCAGAATCGTAGAAATGTTCGTGGTGCTGCAATCGCTAAAAGAAGTGGAGATGTAAAAGAAGGATTCTCCAATTGGAGAACAGATTTATCTGAGATTGTTTCTGATGATATTGCATCTGAAAAGAAGAATCAGATCAAAGAAAAGAAAGTAGATAATTATGCTGGAAAGAATAAGTGTGTAGAAATTAATCCTAAGTTATCTGAATCTATTGAAAATCTTGGCGGACAACTAATTGAATCTGTAGAATTATCTGAAGATTATATTGCAGAATCTGTAAATATCGCTGCTCAGTATTTTTATGAGCAGGGACTTAATGAGGATGGAGTAGAAATTCTTATTGATGAACTGGGTCTTGATGAATTCGTAAGTTTTGTATTTGAGATTGGTGATGAAGTCATTTCTGAAGCAAGAGCAGGTGGAGTAAAAGTAGAACCTGTTACTGCTACTGGAAAACCATTTAAGAGTGGAAAACCAACCAAAAAAGGTTTAGAAAGACTTCAAAAACTCAAAGCAGAAAGAAAGGAAAGAGAAGAGAAAGCATCTTCAGAAAAACCATCTGGAATGAAAGCGTCTCTTCAAAGACAATCTGCAATTGCTAATGCTAAAAAACAGCAACCTAAGAAAAAGAGTTTCTTAGATAAAGTTGCTAATCAAGTGAATAAGGGAATTAAAAGACATCAAGCAGCAATGAGTGCTGCCCGTGAGACTGGTAAAGTAATTAGCAAAGCAGCAAAGGGTGCTGGTCAAGTTGCTCGTGAAGTTGGTAAGGGTGCAAGTGGCACTGTTAGACTTGCAGGACACATTGCGACAAAGGGATTGGGTGAAGCAGTTTATGGTGGAGAAAAGGAAGAACCAAAAGATACTCGAATGGTTGTAACTGCCGCTGATAAAAAGGCAAACACTCCTGCGTATAAAAAATTTAAAGCAGGACATCCTTCATATAAAGCAGCACCACATCTTGGTGAAGCAAAAAAAATGAAAGGTGAAGATCCTTGCTGGAAAGGATATGAAATGGTCGGAACCAAAAAGAAAGGTGGTAAAGAAGTTCCAAATTGTGTTCCAAAAGAAGAATACAAATTAGATGAGAAGATTACTGCTAAAACTGATATTGGAACTGCAATTAGAGATTTCCAGGCATCCACTTCTCCTCAACTTGCTGGTAGAACTAAAGAAGAAAGAAGAAAGGCAGCAATTGCTGCTGTACTGACTGCTCGTAGAGGAGGAAAGAAACTTGGTGAACAAGCGGTAGATTCTTCATCTACTATGAGTGCTCAGCAAATTAATGCTAGAAGAAATCTTATTTCTGCTCAAAGAAAGGTTTCGGATGCAGACAAAAATGCACTTCAGCAGAAAAAAGATAAAAATATCTCCGCAGACAATCAAACTACTCTTAAGCAATCTTATGAATTAGATGGTGAATTAGTTGATGAAAGAACTAGATATGCTAAAGAAACGGGAATGTCTGCAACTCGTCCAGGAAAACCATCTGTAGAGGGAGGCGCTAAGGATGACAGAGCATTCACTTCTGTGAAGAGAATGATTCGTCAACAGACTGGAACTCCAGCAGGACAACGTAAAAAAGTTCCTGGTAAAAAACCACCTGCTGCTGGTGAATATGGTGCTCCAAGATCTCCTGCTCAAAAAGTAGCACTTCGTCGTGCTGCTGCTCAAAGATCTCAAGATCTAAGGCATTCTCCAAGAGATTGATTGCTAAATAGAACAGGATATTTTTTCACGGAGGACATTATGGACGCAGTAGTAGCAGTGGTAAAACCACTTCTCATCTCAATTGCAACTCATCCATCTGTTAAAAATCTTGTTCTTGACTTACTGAAAAAGTATGTTGATAGCACAGATAACAGTATTGATAATGTCGTTTATGAACTGGTCAAGGATAAACTCTTCACTCCACAAGCATGATTACTTGTCTTGTTACTAATTGGGGAGTAACGATTGTTCTCGGTCTTTTGCTAACTACTTCCGAATGGTTAGCAAAAACAAAAAGATTTGAGGAAAATGGAATACTTGACTTAATAACACACTTTTTAAAAGTAGTGTTACATAAAGGAGACCAAAAGTAAGGTCTCCCTTTTTTATAAATATTCATAGCAAATAATTTTTTTACGGAAGAAAGACATGGCACTCTGGGGAAACAATGACAATAAAGGTTCTGGAGGCACAGTAACTTTAAACTACTCTACCCTTGAAGTTGTTGGAAGTGGAACTACTTTTGGTAGAGTTGGTGCTGCAGCGACTGGTGATGTGATTAGATTTGGTATTCGCGGTGCAGGCGGAACCTATTTTGGAGACGCTGTAATTGTTAGTATTGCAAGTACAACTTCTTTAACTATTGGATCTACTGCTGGTTTAAGTGGTGCAGCAATTGCATCTACTTCATTTTATATTAGCGAACTTCCAAAATATACCACTCTTGATTCAACATTTAGTCAATCTTCTTATGGTGTAACTGATAAGCAAGTTTATGGTATTTCTAAAGACTCTTCTAGTGTCTCTTCTGCTTATCAAGGATTTACTCATCAAGGTTGGGTTGGTGTTACCACATATATGGATTCTCACGGAAATTTGAGAGTCAAGAGTGAAGTTCTTGTTTCAATGTCTGGTATTGCCACTGGATCTGACGGAATTCTTTATCCAACTCCTATCTGATAATCTATGTTTTTTAATGAATTGAATGAGGAAACTTTTCTCCTCTTTGCTATTAAACATTATGAAAATCCTCAAGCGGTTACGGAAGACGATTTCCATAAAGACTTGAATCACTTCAAGTATATAAAAAGATTATTGAAACGATATAAAAATTCTGGGCAATTGAAGACTCATCTTCTGATTAATCATTTTATTATTCTTTATAATATTTTTGGTGATGCGACAACTCCAATGTTGTTTTATAAAATTGAAAAAGATCTTTGGTCTCCTATGAAAACGTTTATAATCTTTTTAAATCGTCTTCCAGATTACCCCAGATGTTATATTCATGATGTTCCAATAGATGACTATTGTATGCAAGAACTACAGACAATTGCAAATGGATAAGTTAGATAAAATAATTCAGATTATTCATCAATTGAAAGAGGAAGGAATGATTGCAATGCCCACTAATAATGTTAGTGCTGGTAAAATTGCTGGAACTCCTGCTGCTGATCCTGGTAATCCACCTGTAAGAAAGAAAAATAGATACATTTTCCCGACTCAAAAGGGATACCGTAGTGTTTGGAAAAGATCTCAACCAAAGATATAAAAATGTTTTCCCAAGAATCAAAACTAGCGGTTCTTGAATCTAAACTCAACATTTATGAAGATTTATCCCGCGAAATGCTTCAAAAGTTAGAAGCGGCAGTAGATAAAATTTCAGAAGGAAATTCGCGTATTGCAACTATTCTTGCAAAACACGATGAAAGAATAGAGCAAAGTATAAGAAACGATGAACTTATTGTTAGAATGATAGATGATTTAAAGAATGAAAATAAAGAAGAATCCAATTTATTTTTAAAAAGAATTGAACAAATAGAAGAGAATATAAAAGATTTATATAAAACTAAATGGATGTCAGTTGGAATTGCATCTGCGATTGCTATTTGCATTACAATAATATCAAGTTTAGCTTCTGGATTTTTCACTCCAAGTGAAATTCAAATTCGAAAAAATGGACATATACATCAACAAACAGATGTTTCTGATACTAAATAATTTTTAGTATTGGCACATAGTTGCCATGAAGAAAGAATACAAAAATGGAAAAAGAGTAACTTTATACTCTTTGCAAAAACTTACTAATTCTGTAGTTAAATGGACGGCAATAATTTCTTCATGCTGTAAAGAATTTACTTCTTGACTCTACCGCAAATCCGACCTATAATTCGGTGGGATCGAGTTTTTATTATGGATTTTATTGATGTCAAGTATATTGGAATGATTTCTTCAAGACTTGAAAAGTTTAAAAGAGTAAAAAATAATCTTTATAATTTTCGTTGTCCAATATGCGGTGATTCACAAAAGAATAAAACAAAGGCAAGGGGATATTTATATCAAGTAAAAAATAATACAAATTATAAATGCCATAATTGTGGGATAAATGTATCATTCAATAATTTTCTGAAAGATATTGATCCTGCTACACATAAGCAATATATTTTCGAAAAGTTTAAAGAAGGTCATACTGGAATATGCTCCGCTATTCCAGATCCAAAATTTAATTTTGAAAAACCAATTTTTAAAAAAAGTAATATAAAAATAAATTTACCTAAAGCATCTGAAAATTTAAAAGCAAAAGAATATCTAGAAAATAGAAAATTAAACCCTTATAAATTTTATTACAGTGAAAATTTTAAAAGTTGGTGCAATTCACTTAAACCAACTTTTGATAATGTCCAAAATGATGAACCAAGAATTATTATTCCAATATTATATAAAAACGATTTGGTTGGATTTCAGGGGAGATCACTTGGTCCAAGTAAAGTAAAATACATTACAATAATGCTCAACGATGATGCACCAAAAATATATGGTCTCGATGAAATACAAAAAGATAAAACTATCTACGTCACCGAAGGTCCATTCGATTCCACTTTCATTTCAAACGCGATTGCTCTTTGCGGAGCTGACGGTGATCTTAGTAAGTGGGATATTAGCGATCCTGTTTGGATATACGATAACGAACCACGCAATTCAGAAATCGTATCAAGAATTTCCCGTGTTATCGGAAATGGACAAAAAGTTGTCATCTGGCCTTCAACAATAAAAGAAAAGGATATTAATGATATGGTTTTGTCTGGACTAGATGTTCAGTCTGTGATAGAATCAAATACTTACTCTGGATTAGAAGCAAAACTTAAATTTACTACTTGGAAGAAAATATGAGTAACGGCACAAAAGTTAAAAAGCGTGATGGTAGAATTGAATCTCTCGACCTAGACAAGATGCATTTGATGGTTGGGGAAGCGTGTAAGGGTCTTGCAGGTGTCTCTGCGAGTCAAGTTGAGATGACATCTGGTATTCAATTTTACGATGGAATTACTACAGCAGAAATTCAAGAAATTTTAATTCGTTCTGCTTCAGATTTGATTGATCTAGACCACCCAAACTACCAATATGTTGCCGCAAGGTTACTTCTGTTTGCTGTTCGTAAGCAACTTTATGGGAAGATGAAAGAACTTCCTCATCTTGAGCAGCATATTTATACGTGCGTCAATTCCGAGGTTTATGATAGTGATATTTTTAACAAGTATTCAAAAGAGGAGATTGATAAGTGTAACTCATACATTGATCATGATCGTGACTATTTGTTCACTTATGCAGGTTTACGTCAAGTCGTTGATAAGTACCTCGTGCAAGATAGAAGTGGTGGTGGAGTATATGAAACTCCGCAATTTATGTACATGATGATTGCCCTGACTATTTTTGCAGAGTATCCAAAGGAAACCCGTCTTTCATATGTAAAGAGGTATTATGACGCAATCTCAAAGCACAAAATCAACATCCCAACACCAATCATGGCGGGAGTGCGAACTCCGCTTAGACAATTTGCTAGCTGTGTCCTTGTTGACGTTGATGACACCCTCGATAGTATCTTTAGTAGTGATATGGCTATTGGCAGATACGTTGCACAGAGGGCGGGCATCGGCATCAACGCTGGTCGCATCCGTGGCATCAACAGCAAAATCAGAGGGGGAGAAGTTCAACATACAGGTGTTGTACCATTTCTCAAGAAGTTTGAAGCGACTGTCAGATGTTGCACGCAAAATGGCATACGAGGTGGATCCGCGACAGTCCACTTCCCAATCTGGCACCAAGAAATAGAAGATATTCTTGTTCTTAAAAACAATAAGGGTACGGAGGATAATCGTGTTCGCAAACTTGATTACAGTATTCAGATCAGCAAACTCTTCTATGAGAGATTCATTCAGGACGGTGAGATTACGCTTTTCTCCCCTCATGATGTACCTGGACTTTATGATAGCTTTGGACTCCCTGGCTTTGATGAACTCTACTGTTCATATGAAAAAGATCCGACCATTAAGAAAAAAACTATTAAAGCACAAGAACTCATCCTTAATCTTCTTAAAGAACGTGCGGAAACGGGTCGAATCTATATTATGAATATCGACCATTGCAATTCTCATTCTTCATTTAAGGATAAGGTGAATATGAGTAATCTTTGCCAAGAGATTACTCTTCCTACTGATCCAATTCAACACATTGATGATTCGATGGGTGAAATTGCACTTTGCATTCTTTCTGCAATTAATGTCGGAAAGGTTAAGTCGGACGAAGAACTTGAAGAACTTTGCGACCTTTCTGTTCGTGGTCTTGAAGAATTGATTGATTATCAAAAATACCCCGTAGCGGCAGCAGAAATCGCCACTAAGGCGCGTCGTTCTCTTGGTATAGGATTTATCGGTCTTGCGCACTATTTGGCAAAACTTGGATTTAGTTATGATTCTCAAGAAGCATGGGATGCGGTCCATGGACTTTCTGAGTCATTCCAATATTATCTTCTGAAAGCATCAAATCAACTTGCAAAAGAAAAGGGGTATTGTGAATATTTTGGTCGTACAAAATATGCTGATGGAATTCTTCCAATTGATACTTACAAAAAAGACGTAGACGAAATTGTATCCATTTCTTATCAACATGATTGGGAAGAACTTAGAGCATCTATCTTGGAGTACGGTCTCAGGCACTCAACATTGTCCGCACAGATGCCTTCGGAGAGCAGTTCCGTTGTGTCAAATGCAACCAACGGAATTGAACCACCTAGAGGATATTTGTCCGTTAAGAAATCGAAGAAAGGACCTCTTAAGCAGATTGTACCCCAGTATCAAACTCTTAAGAATAATTATACGCTTCTTTGGGATATGCCTAGTAATCGTGGTTATATCAATATTGTTGCTGTTATGCAGAAGTTCTTTGATCAAGCAATTTCTGGAAACTGGTCGTATAATCCAGAAAATTATTCCGATAATGAAGTTCCTACTTCGGTAATGGCACAAGATTTCTTGATGACCTACAAATATGGTTGGAAAACGAGTTATTATCAAAATACGTATGATATTAAAACTGATGAAGTAGTTGAAGAAACTAAATCCGAATTACAAAGTCTTTTGGATGATATTATGGAATCAGTTGAAGATGATTGTGAAAGTTGTAAAATCTAAGTCTATTAAATAATTTACGTGAGAGAAGGAGTTATGGAATTTAAAATTTCATCTACAGACGCACCAACGAATGTTAAAGGAATGACCGTATTCAATACGGATAAGGTAGATTCCAAAAAACAACCAATGTTTTTTGGGAAACCTTTGGGAATCCAAAGGTATGATTCCTACAAATATCCAGTTTTTGATAAACTAACTACTCAACAACTTGGATACTTCTGGAGACCTGAGGAGGTATCTCTTCAGAAAGATCGTGGAGACTATCAAACTCTCCGCCCAGAACAAAAGCATATCTATACTTCTAATTTAAAGTATCAGATTATGCTTGATTCTATTCAAGGTCGTGGTCCTGGGATGGCATTTATTCCATATTGCTCTATTCCAGAATTGGAAGCGTGTATGGAAGTATGGGGATTTATGGAAATGATCCATAGTCGTTCATACACGTATATCATTAAAAATGTCTATTCAGACCCAAGTGAGGTGTTTGATACTATCATTAAAGATGAACGCATTCTAGAACGCGCTAAGAGCGTTACAGAGTCATATGATGACTTCATTCAATCTGCACAATATTATGGTTCTACCGATCAATGGGTGCATCAAATTGAAGGAGTTCCATACGCAAAGGAATCACTCAATGACGTTAAGAGAAAACTCTATAGAGCAATCGCAAACGTTAATATTCTTGAAGGTATTCGCTTTTACGTTAGTTTTGCTTGTAGTTTCGCCTTTGGCGAACTTAAGCTTATGGAAGGATCTGCCAAAATTATTAGTCTTATTGCGAGAGACGAAAATCAACACCTAGCAATTACTCAGAATATTCTGAATAAGTGGCGTGATGGTGATGATCCAGAAATGAAACAGATTATGAAAGAAGAGGAAGAATGGACTTATAAAATGTTCGATCGTGCTGTCAATGAAGAAAAGCGTTGGGCAGATTATCTGTTCAAGGATGGAAGCATGATTGGTCTTAATGATAAACTTCTTCAACAATACGTAGAGTGGATCGCAAACAGAAGACTCAAAGCAATTGGATTAAAACCCCAATACGATATATCAGCAAACAATAATCCACTACCTTGGACTCAGCACTGGATTTCCTCTAAAGGTCTCCAGGTCGCCCCCCAGGAAACGGAAGTCGAATCGTATGTAGTTGGTGGAATTAAACAAGACGTTAAAAAAGATACGTTTAGTGGATTCAAACTTTAATATATTGCCCCTCTGCAAGGAGGGGTTTTTTTATAAATACATAAAAGAATCAAAACAAAAAATGAATTCTAATAATTTTAAGGACATTTTAGAAGCATATTCTAAAATTTATACCGAGCAAGAAATCGAAGAATTGTATAAAGGTAAGCACGGGCAGTCAGATACTGAGTATCAAGATGGACGCTCTGACGCTGGTAAAAGAATCTCTGGAGACTCATCTACTGGACCAAGATATTACACTTTAGGTCGTGCAAGAGGTACAAAACCAGATGCACCTACTGCACCTGGAGCAAAACCAGTAAATACACCAAAACTTAGTTCAGATGAAAGAACCTATCATCAATACAATAAGAGTGGTGCTAAAAATAGAGCACAATATAATAAAGTGGGTGGTCCAAAGGGACTTCCTGAAGAAATTGATATTTACGATTTAGTTCTTGAGTATCTCTGTGTAGAAGGTTATGCAGAAACACTTGAAGAAGCAGAGTGGATTATGGCAAATCAATTAACATCTGAAGATGTTGAAGAAATTCTTGAAGCACACAAACCTCTTCCAACTCAAAAAATGCAAAATAGAAGATATTATGTGAATATGAAGACAGGAGAAGCTGCTGGTAGTTCCCGTAATGAAAGAATTAGAGGTGTTCTGGACGCATATAAAAAAGATCCAGAAGGCGAAGCAGAAAAAGCAAAAGCAAAATCAAAATATAAAGGATAAATTTTGTGATTATAACTATTGTAAATAATGGTTATATTTAAATAATCAAAATTTATATAGATAGAGGAGGTTATGCCTCCTTTTTTTATGCCTAAAAATCAACTGACTAAAGATGAAATTAAAGTTCGAGTTTTAAAGTTAAAGGATAATCTTTATAAAGACCATATTAGACCAGAAATGGATATGAAAGGTCTAGCCCATAAATATCTGAACGAAGTTCTTGATATAATTGATGAATACAGATATTGACTATGAAAATCCTTGGACCTATAGTGGAAAGGAATTTGGTTCAAGTGACATTTTGGATTATTATGGTTTTGTATACCATATTCATTGCAATTCAACTGGTCGTGACTATATTGGTAGAAAATATTTCTGGAGCTTCCGCACTCCGAGAGGAAAATCTAGAAAGGTTAAGGCAGAATCTGACTGGAAGTGCTATTATGGATCGTGCCCAGAACTCAAGGAGGATGTGAAAAAGTATGGTAAGGAAAATTTTAAGCGCACTATTCTCTCATTACACAAAACAAAGGGAAAAACAAATTTTGAAGAAACGAGGCAACTCTTCTTCAACAATGTCCTCACAGAATCCCTTGACGACGGAACTCCAAGGTACTACAATTCAAACATCCTCAACAGGTACTTCCGAAAAGATTATTATGGAAACCACGATTGAACCTTTAGTTCAAATCCGAGATTGGTCTATTGATAGAATTCATCATCTTGCAGATACTGGAAATATTGAGCAGCAATTGGATGCTGTTGCAATCGCAGAAGAATTTGATGAATGGATCAATCTTCCAGAAGGAGAAAATGAATTGGATTATCTCTGTTTGGAAAGAGAAGAGGGATTTGGGGATCAAGAAATTGATGTTCGGTAATCTAACCAATTGACAAAATCTAAATATTAGATTATTATGTGAAAACCCACCTAAATGGTGGGTTTTTCGCTATTAGTCCTTGAGTGACATTTAGAGCCGTGGGCGCTGCCCCTGAGAAGGGGAACCTCTCCTTTGCCTATACGGATGTAGAGTTCAATTAAATTTAATGCAATCTATCTTTACAGTAGCCCTGCCTCTCTTGGCAACGGTTACAACCAGTACGGCATCACTGCCTTTCTCTAGTTATAAACTGCAAGGTCCTCCTCCCCCAGTGGAAGAAAAACCTTATTCTATTATCAAAGAGTTTGAACCAGAGACGACAGCAATCCGCGAGGTTGCACCACCACCAAAGCCAAAAGAGAAAAGGCTAATTTGTAAAGGGTGTAATGAACACGAAAATACTGCCCTGGCATTTTTCCAGGATCGTGGTATTAAAGACAGAAACGCCCTTGCTACCATCATGGGCAATATTCGTCAGGAATCAACTTTTATTCCTAACATTTGCGAAGGTGGTAGTAGGACCAGTTGGCATAACTGCGGCCGCGGTTATGGACTGATCCAATGGACATCTGCCAACAGATATTATGGATTGGGTGAATTTGCTAAGAAGTATGGTGGTTCTCCATCAGAACTTCACACGCAGCTTCGTTATCTAACGACTGAAGTTCAATGGCAACGTATTGAAGACAGGATGAAAACTCCTGGTAAGTCTATCGATCGTTACATGAACTATGCGTATAGTTGGATTGGTTGGGGGCATCATGGTGCCCGCACTTCGTATGCTTATGAGTATGCTTCCAAACTGATCACGGTAGAAGTTTGATAAAATAGAATATAACAACTGAATAATAAATAGAGGAGAGCGGTTGCTACTCCTCTTTTTTTATGTTCAATTTTAACTTCGGTAAGAAGAAACCAGATAAGAAGCAGATAATCATAATAAGCGCCATACTCAGTGGTATCGTAGCAACCCTCTCCCAATGCACTGGAGCGTCCCAGGAGCGTCTCTGGGACCTTCTAGACGAGGTTCAGAAAACTCTGTTCCCAGGCACCGTAATCAACGATGTGCTGCTCCAGGATCCTGGTGTGGTGGATAGGAGAGTAAAGAGGGACGTAGACAGGGCCATCAGAGACTATGAGGACTTGACAAGAGGTACAGAACCACCTAGAGTACCTTTGCCACGGTTGATCGAGAAAGCTCCAGATGAAGATTTATGTTATTCTGAAGAGTGTAAAAAACTTGGAGGAGAAATGAGACTCTGTGCCCAGTGGCTTGACACCTGTAAAAAGGAGTAGTACAATAAACAGGTAAACAAATGACTCAGTAGCTCAGTTGGATAGAGCATCTGCCTTCTAAGCAGTTGGTCGGGGGTTCAAGTCCCTCCTGAGTCGTTGCTACTTGCGCTGGAAAGATAAACCAGAATGCCGTAGCAAGATAGAGGGTAAGCCTCTGTTATATCCTTATGTGGTATATTACGCTTACTCCATCTAAAATATTGGTAGATGTGCTTAACAATCATTAGCGAGAGTGGTGTAATTGGTAGCCACGTTGCTCTTAGAAAGCAATGCTGAAAAGTGTAAGGGTTCGAGTCCCTTCTCTCGCACTTGACAATCAAACTAAAATAGTTTATGATTGTCTCATTGCGAAAGTAACTCAACGGTAGAGTCCCTGCCTTCCAAGCAGGTTGTTGCGAGTTCGAATCTCGTCTTTCGCTCTTGGTAGTCCCTAGTGATTAACTAGGTAGACGCCAACTAAATCCTATGGGACTCTCATAGGTCAGGGATTTGATCACCCCTGCGGGAAGTCTTCTAATACTTCCCATTTCCTCTGGTAGTCTATTGGTAAGGACAGGCAGACAATGCACTTGGAAACTGGGTTCGATTCCCTGACAGAGGTACACAAAAGACCTTGAGAGTAATCTCTAAACTGTAGGTTGGTTCACCTACACTTATTCCCCTGTGGCGCAGCGGTAGCGCGAGAAACTGTTAATTTCCAGGTCACAAGTTCGAATCTTGTCGGGGGAGTATGGGCGATTAACTCAGCGGTCAGAGTGTCTGCTTTACACGCAGAAAGTCCACGGTTCAAATCCGTGATTGCCCACTTGATAAATAAAAATAAAAAGAGTATAATGGAAAAACTTTATAAACTACTAAGTGATGCTCAGTCATCGCTTTTTGTTTTATTCCATAAAACTTGGGCATTTCACTGGAATGTTGTTGGAGAAGATTTTACTCAACTTCATCAACTCTTTGGTGGTCAGTATGAAACTATGTTTGAGGAGATTGATCGTCTCTCAGAACATATGCGTTACTTGAATGTAAAACCTCTCAGTTCTCTCTCTAGAATGCTTGAGGTAACTCAAATCAAAGAGGCTGCAAGTTCAACTGGAGCAAGAGAAATGCTTCAAGAACTTCTTGAAAACAACGAAAAGTTTTGTGAGTTGATGGGAGAAATTTCCGAAGAAGCAGAAGAACAAAAGTCATATTCTACTGCTAATCTAGTTCAAGATTTAATGGAATCTCACGGTAAATTTGTTTGGCAGTTAAGAGCACATCTCCAATGAAAACTTTCAAACAGTTTAAACAAATTGCCTATAGTATGGCTAAACCTCATAAGGTTTATAACAAAGGAAAAGTCACTAATATAGGTGCTGGTAGAGCGATGGCAAAACGTTCTTCATCGAGTGCTGGAGGAAATGGGGATGATGGATCTGGTGACGGTGGAGATGGAGACTAAATAAAACAATTAAACATTATGGGATAATGGAAAATTTAAATGTTCGTTGCAAAGTTTGTAATAGAGAAATAGAAGGACATCCAGTAAAAACAGTAACCTGTGGATGTTCGAATATGACGACAATTCGTGGAGGAGTAATTTCTGCTGTTGACTTATCTAAGATTGTTATGCTAAACTCATTAGGTAATAAATCAAAGAAAGGAATTCTCACAAATGAAGATATTGCCTGGCAAGAGGCAAGACGCCAACGCAAAGTAAAGCGTTTGGATTTTGAGGTTCGTTGAACCTTCTAGTGGAAAGAGTCCGGTTGGTCGAGGACACCGCCTTGAAAGCGGCTGGGGTTAACGCCCTCGCAGGTTCGATTCCTGTTCTTTCCGTTTAAGATAAGTTACAAATTTAATATTTCCTTCAACAGTGTTACGTAATGAACACAAAATGTTGACGTTGAAGTATTCGAAACTATTATATAGTAGTAATATGGGTCATTACTATGGACCAGCACACCTATGAGAATTGGGTGAAGATCAAGGCAACTTTTGAAGCCTCTGGAAACACCAATAATATGTTTTACTACAGAGCCTGTGAGATTGTAAAAACCAAAAGAGATCCTCTTGCAAAATTTCTTGGAGACGAGAGATGATGCACGAACAAGAAGAATTTATTACACGTTCTGAAGTTCAGGAGATGATCGATGCTGCTATCAGAAGACACAACCGTAATGCTTCTATCATTAGTATGTGCGTCGGTTGGGTGGTTCTTGCTTTATTTGCTGAGGGACTGTTGAGACTTGTAGGTGTAATTCCTCCATTACTACCATGGATCAAAATCACTCTGAATTAATATATTTGGTTCCGTGGTTTGTACTTGTTGTAATTTCTCTAACAATGTTTGTTCAGGGTTGGATGATAATGAATGCTAATCATGGGTATTCAAAAAGTCCAAAAGTCAAACACCCAGAATTAAACGACGTTAAGGCAGGAGATCCTTTACTGGTGATTAGATTTACAGAAGAAGATTTACAAGAACTACATCAAAGAATTCTTCAACAAAAAATGGATGAACTCTTTGAAGAACCATCTACTTATGAGGATGAAGAGGATGACTAAACTCATATATACGACGATGACTATTTTTGGGGTCATTGGAATTTTTGTAATCTGGGGATTAAATCACGCATATCCAGGAGTTTTATGAAAGTTGGATTAATCGGACTTGGAAGAATGGGCGAAGGTATGTCTCGCCGTATGATGAAAGCAGGTATAGAAGTTTGGGGCTATCGAAGGAATTATGAAAAAGCAAATGAATCTTTTGAAAAGGGATTTGTTAATGGAATTACAACTGATATTGAAAATCTTGTTAAAGTAGTTAAACAAAATAAAAACGGCAAATATCAACCAGGAATATTTCAGATGGTTGTCCCTGCCGAAACCGTAGAGGAGACCATCAATGAGTTACTACGATATTGTAGTGAAGGAGATATTATTATTGATCATGGCAATAGCAATTTTAAAGACAGTCGGAAAAGAGCAGAGCGTCTTTCAAAACTTGGTATCCAATATATTGATTGTGGTACTAGCGGCGGTGTTTATGGTTTGGATCGTGGATACTGTCTTATGGTTGGCGGCGGAAATACTGCGGTCGCCTCTTGTGCGAGCATTTTTGATGCCCTTGCCCCAGGAATCGGTGCTGCCCGAAGGACTCAATTTGACTCGGATGTAACTTCTGCAGAGTATGGTTGGTTGCATTGTGGTGGTCCAGGTGCAGGACATTTTGTAAAGATGGTTCATAATGGTATTGAATATGGAATGATGCAAGCATATGCCGAAGGATTTAATATCTTAAAGAATGCAAATAATGGAGCACAATATGTCAGAGAAGGAGATGCTGAGGTCGCTCCAATGGCAGATCCAGAAAGTTACTGCTATGACATTGACGTTGCTGAGGTTGCTGAGTTATGGCGTCGTGGTAGCGTGGTTGGTAGTTGGTTACTCGATCTTACTGCTGATGTGTTACGCAGGGATGGTAGCCTTAAACAGTTCTCTGGAGGCGTATCCGACAGCGGTGAGGGTCGTTGGACTGTTTCTGCCGCTGTGGACCTGGGGGTTCCCGCTCCTGTTATTACTACGGCATTATTTGAAAGATTTAACTCACGCAATCTCGGATCATTCGGAGCAAAAATCCTAAATGGAATGCGTTATATGTTTGGTGGTCATCATGTTAGGTAAAGCACTTATTTTTATTTCTATTCCTTTTGTTTTAGCAACACTCTATTTCGGAACACGAGGAGGGTATTATGATTCCAAAGAATATAAGGGAAATGGAACCGCTCATTAGGCAAAGGTATAATTTTGCAATGTCTGCATTTTCTAGAATGCTTGGAGTAAAGTCTGCTGCTAGTGATATACATATTAAGCAGTTTTGTATTGAGTGGTCTTATTGGAATGTTAACGCTCCTCTGCAAGGACTTGACGAAGTAGATCAATACATGTATTATGAATACAAGAATTGGAGAGGAAGATGATCTTCCACTTAGTTGAAACTTTAGCAGCAAGTCCTTTCTTTCTTTTTCTTTGTGGGTGTGGCTTGACAATCGTTCCTTTTGCTGGTATTATGTACATACACAAAAACAAGTAACGGGGTGTAGCGCAGCTTGGTAGCGCGGTTGCTTTGGGAGCAATAGGTCGCAGGTTCGAATCCTGTCACCCCGACTCATAAACCTCACTTTATGAAAATGTATTCAGAAATTTCAGATCTCCAAAAATTTACAGTCGAAGAGTTTCAATCGGATTTTGATAATTTAATGAATAGAGTAGAACAAGGCGAATCTTTTATTATAACTAGCGAGCAAGGTAACGCAGTTATAGTCCCATATAGAGAAGTAGTAGATATATTGAATGATTCTGGTGTGGATGAAGATGTGTATAGCTTAATGGTTAGAGCGGGCTCCTTATAAGGGCTTAGTCTGGGTTCAACTCCCAGTATTCCCATCGCTCCTTTAGCAATCTGGTGAATGCAGCGAACTCATAATTCGCCTGAGGCGTGTTCGATCCACGCAAGGAGCATAGGACAGATTGGCACCTGTCCATCTTGACTTCTCGAAGTCAAACCCTTATAATACTAAGGTCAACATTCAAAACAATGACTCTCACAGCAAAATTCAAGAAAGACCTTCAAACCCTTCGTGGTGCCGCAAACGGCAATTTTTACCTTGATGTAAAAAATCCAAAACTTTTCAAAAAAGTTCGTCGGTACTACGAAAACGAAGGTGTAGTATTTTCTGGTGATCCTTTAGATGACTATGAAATGCTTATGGAATATGTCCTTGCAGATCTTGAATCTGTTGAGGTTGCTTGAGTAAATAGTCACGGATGGACTTTAACAGCACTGGTCGGGAGCAAAACCCCTTATGTCTAGATCTGATTTACTACGGTGGATTGGAAATATTCTCCTCATAATAGGATATCAAGTCATGTTATGGGGAGAATTTAAATATGGGTTAATGATCAAATGTATTGGGGGAATACTCACAATACCTTTTGCAATCAAACTCAAACTTTGGGATGTACTATTCTTATGTGCATTCTTTGGTATTTCCGAGATATCAAAGTTAACCCAACTTTTCTTAGTTTCTCAAAACTAAGTGGTGGAGCCATTCATATAAATAATACTATGTAATAGTAAAATTTATATGAAGACCTATTACACATATGCATATCTTCGTGAAAATGGAACACCATATTACATAGGAAAGGGAACTGGTCGTAGAGCATTTCATAAAAATCATAATGTTCCAAGACCCACCAAAGATAAAATATTATTTTTGAAGAAAAACCTTTCTGAAGAGGATGCATTAAAACACGAAAAATATCTAATATCAATATTAGATAATCTTTTAAACAGAAAAAGTGGTGGAAGTAAAGGAAGAACTCCATTAAGTGAAGAACATAAACTAAAAATTAGCAAAAAACTAAAAAAAGTTAGACCTTTACAAGTCATTACTGAAGAACATAAAGATAATATCAAACACTCTGTAAAAAAGCATTGGGATTCTCTTTCTGAAGAAGAAAGAAATAAAAGAATTTCAAATTTTGTTAAACCCTCAAAAAAAATTTTTATAGTTGATGGTAAAGAGTATGTTGGCATCCAATCTATTATGGAACACTATAATATGACTAAAATGGAAGTTGCTAATAGAATTTATAGCAAATCTAAAAAATGGTCTTCCTGGTGCCCGTAAGATAAGGCACTTTAAATATTCTTGCTGGTGCGGATGGGACTCTCTCCCGCCTGGTTTCCAATTTCCAGACAAAGAATTGGTGGCGAGCCTGAGTTACATAAGATGGGTTGCATAAACCCATCTTTTTTTGTATAATAGATACTAAAGGATTTTTTATTGTTTATGGGACAATATGTAAAAAAAGCACTCGTTCTTGGTGCTGGTGGTTTTATTGGAAGTCATATGGTTAAGAGACTTCGTAAAGAGGGTTATTGGGTTCGTGGTGTAGATCTTAAGCGCCCAGAGTTTTCTGACAGTGAAGCAAATGAATTTGTTACTGGAGATTTGAGGGATACCTCTTTTGTAGAAAGAGTAATTCAATATAAAGGAGATCGTGGAAACTTTTATCATTTTGTTCCTTCAAGATATCTTCAGGCATTTGATGAGATCTATCAATTCGCTGCTGATATGGGTGGTGCAGGATTTGTTTTCACTGGAGAAAATGATGCTGATATTATGCATAACTCAGTTACCATTAATCTTAATATTCTCGAATCAGTGAGAAAGTTTAATGATTTTCTTGGTAAAAATAATACCAAAATCTTTTACTCTAGTTCTGCATGTATGTATCCAGAACATAATCAACTTGATCCCAATAATCCAGATTGCCGTGAAGAATCAGCATATCCCGCAGCACCAGATTCTGAATATGGTTGGGAAAAGTTGTTCTCAGAGCGGTTGTTTTTCGCTTATTCTCGTAATCACGGGATCCCTGTTCGGGTTGCTCGGTATCATAATATCTTTGGACCTGAAGGAACCTGGGAAGGGGGAAGGGAAAAATCTCCCGCAGCAATTTGCCGTAAAGTTGCCTACCTTCCAGAGGAAGGTGGAACCATCGAGGTGTGGGGAGACGGCCTACAAACTCGTTCCTTCTTGTATATTGATGAATGCATCGAAGCAACCCGTAGAATGATGGATAGTGATTTCATCGGACCAGTGAATATTGGTTCCGAGGAAATGGTGACTATCAACCAACTTGTGGATATTGCTGCTAAAGTTGCTGGTAAAAAAGTAGAAAAAAATCACATTGATGGACCTCTTGGAGTTAGAGGTCGAAACTCTAATAACGATCTTATCCGCCAAAAACTTGGTTGGGACTATAGTATGACATTAGAAGAAGGTATTGAAAAAACATATAATTGGATCAACTCTCAATTAAAAAAATAAATATAATTCAATACGAAAGAATATATGAAAATTATAATTCCAATGTCTGGTATGAGTAGCAGATTTTCTGCTGCTGGATATACTGAACCAAAATACTTAATTGAGGTAGATGGGAAAACGGTAATAGAACATATCGTAGATCTTTTCCCAAAAGATTCTGAATTTGTTTTTATAGTAAATGATATTCATTCTAAAACCACAAATATTCAAGAAGTTTTGAATGATTTAGTTGAAAATAAAACTATATTGAGCATACCATCTCACAAATTGGGACCAGTTTATACTGTGTCAAAGATCTTTGATATTATCGAAGATGATGAGCAAGTCATAGTAAATTACTGTGATTTCTCAATGTATTGGAATTATGATGAATTTGAAAAATTCATAAATGATACTCAGTGTGATGGGGCAGTAGTTTGTTATACTGGATTCCATCCACATATGCTAGGTAGCGATAATTATGCATTCTGTAAAGTAGAAGATAATAATAAAATATTAGAAATTAGGGAAAAGCAACCATTTACAGACAATAAAATGTCTGAATTTGCATCTACTGGGACATATTATTTTAGAAAAGGTTCTTATGTAAAAAAATACTTCCAGCAATTAATGGATGAAGATGTCAATATTAATGGGGAGTATTATGTAAGTTTAATTTATAATCTACTTAATAAAGATGGATTGAACTCTTTTGTTTTTGAAGTCCCCCATATGTTGCAATGGGGGACACCATCAGATTTAGATTTTTATAGAAAGTGGTCTTCTTATAATATTAAATCGTTATTTCAAATACCAAGAGCAGTTTTAGTTGATTCTGTAACGGTACTTCCGATGGCTGGTGCTGGAAGTAGATTTAAGTCTGAAGGGTATGATGTACCAAAACCTTTTATTCCAATTAATGGAAAACGAATGGTATATCAAGCAGTAAGATGCTTACCCAAAACGGATAATGTGATATATGGATGTTTAAAAGATCATCAAGAGTTTATTGATTTGAATGGTGAAATAGTATGGATTGATGAAATACTTCAAGGTCAGGCTTGTACTTGTGAAAAGATTTTGGAAAACGTTGATCCAAAATTATCAATTTTAATCTCTGCTTGTGATAATGGAGTTTTTTATGATACATTTGAATTTACTGACTTAGTAAATGACGAATCCAATGACATTATAGTTTGGAGTTATACTAAAAATTATGCCAGTAAGTATAATCCAAATATGTATTCTTGGTTAGATATTGATCCTGATGGAAATATTACAAAAGTAAATGTTAAAGAATTTAAAGGAGATGATCCTCTAAAAGGAAATGCTATTGTTGGAACAATGTTCTTTAGAAATAAAGAAAAATTTATTGAACCACTAAAGCATCTTTATTCCACTAATACCACAACAAATGGTGAATATTATGTAGATAATCTCATCAATTCTGCTATTGAAATGGGATATAAAGTTAAGAACTTTACTGTTGATGAATACATTTGTTGGGGAACTCCCAACGATTTAAAAACTTACGAATATTGGCAAAGATTTTTCGATAAAGTTGATTGGCATCCTTATGACTACTCAAAAGACTATTTTACCAATTGAATATTGGAATTCTGGAAGAACTAGACTAATAAAAGAAAATGACGAAAATGGTAGAAGCATAGAAGTTGCATATTTCTTTTCCTGCCAATTTACTGGATTATCAAAGCATTATCCACAACCACTAATTTATTCTCATCAAACTCATAAGTTAATTCTTCCAACAAAAGAGATGTTTATGTCTCTTGGGCGTGGTACAGTTTATGAAGAAACGATGACGTATGAAGTAGATCATCCATTCCACTTTAAGAACTTTTGTTCAATTCCTGTATTTTATTTTGTGTATAATATGGCGAACTATTACCACTTCATCTATGATACATTACCTTATCTTTACTCATACTTTAATGAGAAAGAAATTCATCCAGACCTCAAACTTTTAGTAAGTCCACCAGAAGGAAAAGATGATTTATATCCTTTTGTTTGGGAATGTCTTGAACTCTTGGGAATAAGAAAGAAAGATGTTGTGTTTCTTAACCCAGATACCTTATATAATACTGTTGTAGTTGGATCTTCATTGACTCATAATGGTTTTTCAAATACACCACCACACGCAGGAGTATTTGATATTATTAATCGTATGAAGGGTGATTATCAAGGACCAGAGAAGATTTATATTTCGCGTAGAACTTGGTTGCATAATAACTTTGAAAATATTGGTACAAACTACACCGAACGCCGCCGTTGTGTAAATGAAGATGAAGTTGCAGAACTCTTTAAGTCTTATGGATATGAAGAAGTCTTCTGCGAAAATATGACTATGAAAGAAAAGATAGGACTATTTAATTCTGCAAAGTATGTTGCTGGTCCTATTGGTGGTGGTATGTGTAATGTAATTTTCTCACCACCAGAAACAAAAGTGATTTCAATTAATAGTCCTCTATTTTTTGATGTTAATACTCGCTTTGAATATTCAATGATGCATACTCAACTTCATCATTTTAATGATACTGAGTTTGTTGAGAAGGTTGAAGAGACTGTTGAAAGTGATGGATCTCTTTCTATTTCTGGTGGTCTAAACTCACCTTGGAAAGTAAATCTAAATACCCTAGAAACCTTCATTAAAGATGTCTGAAATATTAGATCTAGCACACGAAATTAGTGATTATACTATTTGTGGTGAAGGAAATGTTTCTATGCGCCAAGATGAAAATACTTTTTTGATTAAGGCAAGTGGAACAAGTCTTCATACATTATCTGAAGAAGACTTGACTTTATGTAATGTTAGAGGAGTTCAAATAGAACTTTTGCAGAAAAAACCAAGTATTGAAACATCATTTCACGCTTGGATTATGAGAACTTTTCCTGAAATAAATTTTATTGCTCACACACATCCACCGAATACAACAAAGATTCTTTGTTCAAAACAATTATATCAATTCGCAAATAATAGATGGTTTCCAGATCAAATTGTTAGAAATGGAACAAAATCATGTGTGGTTCCTTATGCACCACCAGGAGAACCTATATTAAAATTGATAGAGAGACACGTATCGAAATTTGTATATCACGAAGGATTTTTTCCTAAGTTGATTCTACTTCAAAACCATGGTATAATCACAGCATCTACATCTAAAAAAGATTGTGCCGCTGCAACTTTAATGTGTGAAAAATCTGCCGATATTTTTATCGGAGCAAAACTTCTAGGTGGAGTTAAGTTTTTTACCAGACAAGAAGTTGCTGATGTTGATACTTGTCCAAATGAAAAATATAGGAGAAATATGTATCAATGAAAGTCATTTATGTTGATATTGACGAAACCATTTGTCATCGGGAAACTTCTGTTGATTTTGGGACAACTCACGATTATACAAAAGCAAAACCTATAGTAGAGAATATTAAAAAAATCAATAAATTATATGATGAAGGTCATACAATAGTTTATTGGACTGCTCGTGGATCTAGGAAGCAAATTGATTGGACCGAACTTACACGCCAACAACTTTCTGAATGGGGCGCAAAGTATCACGAGTTGCGAACAGATAAACCATTTTATGATTTGTTTATTGAAGATAAAGCATTGAGGATTGAAGAACTATGATAATCATTTCTCATCGAGGAAATATTCGTGGTCCAATACCAGATAAAGAAAATCGTCCCAGTTATATTGATTGTGCGATTGGTAATGGATATCACGTAGAGATTGATGTTCGTTCAATTAATGGTGAACTCTGGTTGGGTCACGATGAACCTCAATATAAGGTTGACCATAATTGGTTAGATAAACGTAGACATTATCTATGGTTGCATTGTAAGAACATTGAAGCAGCAGTCGAATGTTGGGCATATCATTCATTTTGTCATACTAATGATCCCTTTACTTACACTACAACTGGAAAGATTTGGTTGCACGATCTTTCTATGAAAATTGATAATAATGTTATTATACCTTTGATTGGTAAGGATGATATTGTTGGATTGACCGATACTACGTGTTTTGATGGTGCTTTTGCTGTTTGTACTGATTATCCTTCCTTTATATGAAAGATATATTTTTTATTGGTTATGATGCTATTGGGGATTATATCTCTAATAATGGAATGATCAGATTTCTTTTGGAGAAATATAAAAGAGTTTTTGTGGTAACGGATCTTTGCGGTTCTTTTGTCCAGTCTTTATTTCACGATAATAAAAATGTCATTCCTTTGGGATTTGTAGAATATTACGATAGATGTTTAAGTAACGATTCTTTTGATATTATTGATACTAGAGTTGGAGAGATTTATTATTACGAAGGAAATTATGATGGAAATTATTACAATAAACTTAGAAAAATCGGAACAGCACTTAACATAGATCTAGATGAACTGGAAATACCAGATAATGCATCACAGTTCTATGTTCATATGGGGATCCCTCGTTCAATGAGAATTGATAATTTTTATTTTGAACGATTGGTTGATGATGAAAAAGACTTATTTGATTCTTTAAAACTTGAATCTGATTATGCTGTTATTTGTGATTATGATCCATTTTACATAAACAAAAAATACGTTAACAATAAATGTATTGTAAATTTACATCGATTGTCTTCAAATTTTGTAGATACAGTAAAAGTTATTGAAAATGCAAAAGAAGTTCATTTGATTGAAAATTCTGTTGCTCTTTTTGTTTACCATTTACAATCAAAAAATCTTATGAAGAATGTTGAAGTCAATCTTCATGCGTATTCAAGAACGGAATGGCACAGAAAGTGTGATGGACCAGACTGCAATAATCCATATCTAAATATGTTGTTAAAACCAAAACTAGATAACTGGAACGTTATTTGGTATGAAAATTAGTATATTAAGTTTTTATGTTTGTAATTCCTTGTAAATACGATTCTCGTTCTCCAATATTAGATTCTATAAAGTCTATAACAGAAATTCATCCAACAGAAAAAATTGTTTTGGTTGATTCTGGATCTGAAGATAAGTCTTATTATAAAGACATAGAAGAATATGATAACGTAGAAATATTAGATGTATCAAATCCATATAGATTAATAGGTGCATTAAAACACGCATACGAAAAGTATCCTAATGAGGGTTATTATGTTTTAATGCACGACTCTGTATCATTAAAAAAATCAATTCAGAGTTTTATTGATTCTCTTGATAGAGTTAAAGTTTTTATGCATTTTAGCTCGCCATTAAACACTTTAAATAATGTAGATTCCGATATTAAGAAAGAATATATTCAATGGATGAATGATATTTTTGAAAAAATTGATTATGTTAATGATATTAATGGATATTTTTCTAATGACTTTTATGCAATATTTGGAACAATGGGAATATATTCAAACGATTTTGTAAAACTTCTAGACAACAAAAAAGTATTGGAAAATATAAAAGCGGAAACATTTAATCATGGACAATTTTCTGAAAGAGTAATTGGATATATTTGTAAGTGTGAAGGTATCGATATTTCAAATAGTATTGATGGTGATGCATTGATAAAGTGGAATGATATACAAAAAGATAATTTGGAATATATTAGAAAAAGGTTTTTATCAAGATGAAAAGAATTTTAAATTTAGTTTTAGCTTGTAAAGAAGGTCATTATGGTCCTATAGATGCTGCTGCTAAACAAACTTGGGCTTCTAGATCTCCAGAAAATCTAAAAACAATTTTTATGTATGGTGGGGGTGATAATATTTTTTGGGATGGAAACGATTCTTTTTATGTTAATAGAAGAGAATCTTTGGATATTTGCCCATATAAAACTCTTTCTGCTTATGAGACATTTTTAGAGTCAGATTTTGATTATGTTTTCAGATGCAATTCTACAGGATATTTTGATTTAAATCTTGTCAGTGAGTTTTTAGAAGATAAACCATTGGAAAACTTTTATTGTGGATGTCACGGGGAATTGAATGGAATAAATTTTGCTTCTGGTAGTGCATATTTTCTTTCAAAAGACTTGGTAACAGAAATTGTTAAAAACAAAGATGTATTGTATAATTATAGAATGCCAGGTTGGTGTGATGATGTAATGATAGGAAAATTTGTAACTCAAGTTTTGGGTGTCCAAATTAATCCTTCAGCAAAAAGGATTGATTTAGATCCAGAAGATATATCTGAAGATTTAGATATGTCTTATTATCATTATAGAATCTTAAACAAAGGAGATGAAAATTCCATATATCGTATTCATGAACTAAAATGCAAAAACCAATAGCAATATTTTCTAGCGATAGTAATCCAGATTATTCTGAGTTTTCTCCCTTAGTTTCCGAAATGTGGGAAACTTTGGGATTTGAACCATTTTATGCACAGATAGGAACCGAACAATTTCCACTGATTCCTGGAGTAGAATCTTCTTTGCAATCTCAAATTGTTAGATTATATGCAGCAAAACTATTCCCAGATAGAATAGTTTTGACTACTGATATTGATATGCTTCCATTTGATCAAAATTATTATTGGTCAAAACTTCCAAAGTTTGATAATCAAATTGTAATATACTCTTCTGATGCACACGAAGGTAAAAGATATCCAATGTGTTATCTTTCTGCATATGGGAAAGTTCTTTCTTCAATTGCTTTAGACAATGATGATGAAACTTGGGAAGAATTCGTTTTACGTCTCAATTCTTTAGGGTTAGGATGGAATACGGATGAGTTATACATTACTGAAAGGATTGATAATTGTTCTTTTGATAAAGTAAAGTATAATAGAGAATGGGAATATGGGATGGCAAAAAATAGACTAGATAGAGTCTATTGGACAATACGAGATATATCTTACATCGATGCACACTGCCCTAGACCATATTCAAAACACAAAGAAGAAATTGATCAACTGAAATCTTTAATTAAACTAAATTATATGAACATCCAACCTTTTATTTTTAATTGGAATAATCAATTTGATAAAACTTTTGCTATAGAAGAATCTCTTTCTAAGATTTTCGATAAAGTAACTGTTATTAATAGTGATGATAATAATACCAGAGATGGTTGGATTGATCTCGGTGATGATGCATATTTCAGCGATCAATTCAGAAAAGCACTTGAATTATTTGATGGTGACATCCTGATGCACGTTCAAGGAGATGTTTCTTATGATAATTGGGAAAAACTTGTAGAAGATGCAAGGACCTATTTTGATTATTATGATGCTGGAATTTATGCACCAAATATCGATTACACTTGGTATTCTTCAGAGAATACTGATATTGATTCTATTCAAGCAGACCACGAAAATATAAAAATGGTTGCTTGCACGGATGAAACTGTTTGGTTTATCCGTAAAGAAGTTATTCAGGAAATGACTACAAGAAATGTGGATTTCTCAAATAACAAAATGGGTTGGGGTTGGGATATTGTTCTTGCTTCTATTTGTTTTGTTAATGGTCGTCCAGTAATTCGTGATTATAATCATACAATTGACCATCCACCAGGAACAAACTACAATAAAGATGTTGCTGGAAAGGAAATGCAAGAAGTTTGGAGAACTCTTGATGATGAGTTGAAAACCGCATTTGCTCTTATCAAAGGTAGCAAATATGATAGAGAAAAACTTGCTGAATATTTTCAATAATGGCAAAGATCATATCAATTAGTGTATGGGGAAATAATCCAGCGTATTCTATTGGTGCAATTAAAAATGCCCAAATAGCACAAGAATTATTTCCTGATTGGGTTTGTAGAATTTTTGTTGATGGGACAGTTCCAACACATTATGTTGAAGATATGTTGAAACTTCCAAATGTAGAATTAGCACAAGTCGAAGATGAATCTATATTTGGAGCATTTTGGAGATTTTATTCTATGTTTCAAAATGATGATGACATTGTGTTATCTAGAGATAGTGATTCTAGACTTTCCGAAAGAGAAGTTAGATGTGTTAATGAATGGTTAGAAAGCGATAAAAAGTTTTCTATCATTAGGGATCATTATCCGCATTATGATTGGCCAATGCTTGCTGGTATGTGGGGAATGAAAGGTAAAATGGATGATAGCATTCTCTCTACTATGGAAAATTATGCAAAGCACCATTTTTATACATCAGATCAAATATTTTTAAAGGATATTGTTTGGAAAGATGCCGAAAAGGATTCTATGATTCATGGATTTCTAGAAGTAGATTGGATGATGGAAACTAGAGATAAAATGCATTTCATTGGACAAGGATATAATGAAAATGATGAACCACTTTATAGTGGAGAGAAAACAGGAGAAAGAATACGATGAATGATTTTTTAAGTGGTTTCAATTTTGCCAAACAATCTGATGTTATTTTTTCGGAAACCATCCCCGAAAACGGAACTCATAAAACTTATGTGAATGAAAATTTTGAATTAGATGATGATAATATCCTTTTTTGTAAAATTGATTTAGTTCCTCTTTTATTCGATACTCTTGGAGATGAAGATGAAATCAAAGATATAAAATTGATAACACATGAAGGTGATTATGCTGTTGATGAAAACTTATTTTCAACAAAACCAAAATGCATCTCTAAATGGTATGCACAAAATGTAGATTATGATCATCCAGATTTGATCCCAATTCCAATTGGACTTGCAAATGATTATTGTCCAATTACTTTAAAATATGATAATTTAGTGAAAAGTGGATCACCAGAAAAACTTTTATATGTTAATCATAGAGTTGAAACTTATCCTAAAGATAGAAAATGGATTTATGATCATTTTGAAACCAATGAATGGTGTTCTGTAGATCAACCAAATTTAACATTAGAGAAATATAAATCACAATTAGATAATCATAAATTTATTCTTTGTCCAAGAGGAAATGGTATTGATACCCATCGTTTGTGGGAATCTATGTATCATGGTATAATTCCTATTGTCGAGAATAATATCTATTGTAAATGTTTAACGGATCTTCCTGTTGTTGTAGTTGAATCATTTAAAGAAGTAAATGAGCAATTTTTAAATAAAAAACTTCAAGAATTTTCTGATAAAACATTTAATATGGATAAACTTAAAGTTAGTTGGTGGATTAAATCTATTAGGAATAATACTCTATGAAAAGTTTGGTAACCGGAGGAGCAGGATTTATTGGATCTAATCTTGTAGATGCATTGATCAATTTGGGGCACGAGGTCATTGTTATTGATAATGAATTTTCGGAAGCTCACGATCAATTTTATTGGAACGATAAATCAAAAAATTTCAAGTATGATATTCGTGATTATGAAAACACACGCCCACTTTATGATGGAGTAGATTATGTTTTTCATCTTGCTGCAGAAGCTCGTATCCAACCTGCGATTCTTAATCCAATAGAAGCAGTAAGTATCAATTCTGTTGGAACTGCAACTGTACTGCAGTGCTCAAGAGAAGCAAAAGTTAAAAAAGTTTTATACTCTTCTACTTCTTCTGCATATGGAATGAATCCATTTCCAAACGTAGAAACTCAACCAGATGATTGTTTGAATCCTTATTCCGTTTCTAAAGTTAGTGGAGAAAAACTCTGCAAAATGTATAATAATTTGTATGGGTTAAAAACTATTTGTTTTAGATATTTCAATGTTTATGGAGAACGCCAACCTCTTAGGGGGCAATACGCTCCAGTTGTTGGTATTTTCTTAAGGCAAAGAAAAAATGGAGAATCGCTAACTATTGTTGGAGATGGAGAACAAAGACGTGACTTCACTCACGTTAGTGATATTGTAAATGCTAATATTATGTCTGCAATTTCAAACACTGAAGATGTGTATTATGGTGAAGTTTATAATGTAGGAACTGGAAAAAATTATTCAATTAATGAGGTTGCTGCATTTATTTCTGATAATGTAGAATATGTTTCTCCTAGAATTGGAGAAACTAGAATTACCCTTGCGGATAATTCTAAAATTAAAAAAGTATTTGGATGGGAACCAAAAGTAAATTTAAAGGATTGGATTGATGGACAAAAATAAATCAGCATACAAATTGAAAAATTTTGGTCCAATATA